CGCTACTGGTTCAACCGCTACTGGTTCAACCGCCACTGGTTCAACCGCCACTGGTTCAACCGCCGCATCGCGAATTGCTACGACTTCACTTTCTAGCTCTGCGATGCCATCCTGGATTTCATCCATCGCGTCACCTAGCAAAATCTCATAGCTAAGCGCTTGCGACCTCAGCCCCGCCAACGCTTCAATTCGCGCTGAATAGGCCTTGCCATCCTTCTTACCGTCGCTATCACGCCACGCGGCAAGCTTGATTCTAAACTCGTTCAAGTCTTGTTTCGCCGCATCCTTGTATCCCGATGTCATTCCAGCACGCGCGGCGTCGCAGTCGGGAATAGGTATCATCATCAGCTCTGATTTGGGGTGAACATATTCACGTACTTCATCAAGGCTTTTGAGCAATAGCTCAACCGATGGCGGCGCGAAGTAAACGCCGCCCGATGGTCTAATCGGGAAGCAACCGAAAACATCCATCGCCTTCTTGAACATCTTACGAACATCGATGGAACCCAAATAGGCCTTCTCTTTTTGGTAGATGTCGGAAAAGCGCATCGCGTATGAGTGGTAAACATCGCCGCCCTTGAATATGAAGCCGCCCGATGCCTTTTCAAGCTTGACCCAAAATTCATTTTCTAGGGTCAGTTCACTTGTCAACGAATTGCTCATCTCGCGAACAAACGACATTACGACAAACGCATCCGATTCGATGACTTTACGCATCTCAATCCCATCGACGCCGCCGCCGTGGTTCCAAGAACGACAAGCCGCCGAAAATGCTGTTTTCGTGGTTCGCGGCTTGCCGACGATGCCTTTAGGCAAAAGGCAATTATCGGCGAAATTCTGCGCCGCCTCGGCATCATAATTCGCGCCCTCTGGAACGGTCCAATAAACAATTGAACCCAACATCGAAACGCCCGCGACATCCGCGCCTACTACAATCCTATCCTTCAAGTCGTTAGCACTATTCATCGCCTTTTCCCTTCTCTGAAATTCTAATCAACATCTCAATTAAGCTTAAAAGCGCGGCGTCGTCATCGGCGGCGGCCGCTTCATCTATATCCTCAAAAAGCAACCATCCATCATCGCGGCGTCGCGTCACGGTGAAGCCATGTTCAAACATCGCTATCTGGAACGCATCAAGTGAAACGCCCGCGATGTTGAAATTGAAGTCTTCACCCGCATCGTTGGCGTCGATAGATGTGTCGCCTAGTCGATCCGTCGCGACTACCATCGCGCGCGGCGCGATCGGTTGAACATCTACGCGTACGCTTCGAACGCCATCGATGTCGGCCGCTAAGTAGATCCGTTTCATTCCTTGCCCTTCTCAATTATTGTTATTTGACCCGGCTTTAATCGCGACGCGCCATCGGGCGCGTCGGTCGTTTTTTGTTCACTAGCAACGTCGGCATGATACTTAATCGACGCCGTAAAGAAGCCGCCTATGCTCAGACAAGCTTCCCAACATCGCCGCGATGCTGACACGTCACGCGCCGCCTTTTTGACTATCGGCATCGCGGCCTTGCCGCTTATTTTTTTGCCCATCTTAATCCCTTCATCTGTATCCGGTTGAAATACCCAACATCGAACAACCCATCCATCTCGATGGCGTCGGCGTGATGTTGAGCTTCAAAATCCATCGCGCGGTCGATGTTGCTGAACTGATGCGTAAAGCTTCCGACGTGCGTTTTCGTTGTTAAGCAAAATTCGCGGCGATCGGCGATGCCGATGATGAAGTGAAGCCGCGCGCCCGTCGCGCGGCGGACGTACCCCGCGTCGCCATCCAAAGACCATCCTTTGGTACTGTATAAGCATCGCCCCTCGGCGGCCGCTTCATCGGCGTCATCAGCTTCGAGCGACATCTCAACATCGCGGGCGATGTCAATATCGATGCCGATCGGATGTGCGGCGTCGCGGGCGGCCGTCGCTAGTGTTGGCAACATCGTACGCGCCGCGATATAGGCGACATCGGCATCGCGGGCGGCCGCCGCGCGCGCGGCGTTTTCTGCGATCATAGTGCTAACATCAAAGCCGCGATGCTTGGAGACTGAAACGGTTACAGCGTCTCGGGCGGCGGTCACATCGGGCGCGTCGCGGGAGTCGCCAACGGCGGCCGCGTACTGCCCATAGGCGGCGTCATCGGCGCGATGTGTTGTGATATCACCTGCGATGGGCGCGGCGGCTTTGATGGCGGCGTCGGCGGCCTTGGCGGCCGCAACATCGCCCGCGTCGGCTATTCCATCATCGTTGATGGCGACGTACCCGATTGAGGTTAAAAACGACCGCGCGGTTTTTTTGGCGGCGGCGCGGCGGGCGTCAAAATCAGTATCGACCGCGACATCGAGCGCGGCCTGATGGTTTTCCCGGTGACCACGAAAACAGTTTTCGCCGATCGCCTCAACATGATCCTCGGCCATCATCTCGGCGGCGCAAGCGGCGCGATATTCGATATGGTCATTGTCGGCGATGGCCTCAACATGATCCTCGGCCATCATCTCGGCGGCGGCCTCGGCGGCGTGACGCGCCTCCACTTCGCCGCGCGTTTTTTCAAACGCCGCATCAAGCTTAAGAACTAGCAACGCCGCGCAAGCCTTGCGTGTTGTGCAATAATCGATGGTTTCGACGCCTTCACTGGACAACACGATGCGATCGACATCGCCCGTCTTTATTGCTGGGATATCGCGATAGTAAACACGCGCGGTCAATTGCCATTGACCGCCATCGACCTTGATGAAGTCGGCTTTAGTTCTCGGGTCAAAATAATGGCCCGCCTCAACCTTCACGAATTCAATTTCTAGGCTAGTCATCGTTTTCTCTTCTCTTCTCAATCCCTCAAAAACGCCCATCGGCGGGCGGCGAAACAAACAAACAACAAAAACTACAGCCCTTCTTGTACCGTTGTCGGTAGCGATAGCAATCAATGATAACATCTCATCTCATACGCGGTCGACGCCGAGAAGCCGCGATGCGGCCTAAGGTGAGATGTCAATTAAGCTTGAAGCGGCGCGGATTTTTTATTTATTTATTTTTATTTTTATCAATTGAGCGATCAAAAAGACCCCGTCGCGGCGGCGCGGATGTCAATCGAGACGATGATGGCGGCAAGGCGGCGATAGGGAGAAGCGGCGATGCGGCTTCTTGGGTGATATCTCAATTCATTGCACTTAGGACGAAAAACGCACATCGACGCGCCGCCTATACAGTGATAAGGGGGAAGGCTGAAACGCCTAGAATCGGCTTCTGTTGGTGTTGTGGGCGATCTAAGGGATACTACTTAGACGGGATTAAGGGTTATTACTTAGCGGCGATGCGGCGTCGCGAGATGGGCGCGACTGCTCGATGTTTTTAGTGTTATAAGTTTCGCTTATGCCTTGCCGCGATGCCATAACGTCAGCTTATAGCTTCATAATAGGGCAAGCTTAGTATTCTCGGCGGAGATGTCGCATTGCCGCGATGCGGCGGCTCGGCGTCGATTGAGATGTCGATTTACTGAAAAGCCGATTGTCACAGTATTGTCATCGCGGCGTTGTTGATTGAGATGTTGATTGTGGCACGGTATTTGAGAACTAGGTTAAAAATTAACCGCGTAATATCTGCATGGTAGGAAATCGACCGCGTAAAAAAGATGTACGGCTAGAAATTGGCCGCTTCGCAGATTTGGGAATTCATACGGTGGCCAGAATTTGGCCGCCTTGTTTTGAGGCGTACGAAAAGTGGACATAGGTAGATCTACCTACGTAGAATCACGTAGGCAAAACTACGTAGGTAGAACCCCCCATACCCATGTTTTGTGGGATGGATGCCGTGGGAGGCCTAGCGATTTTTTTGGTATTTTTAGGATCAAAAAGGTCTAATTACCGAACTAGGTACTAGTAATAGAGGCGATAGCCGCCAGGACGATCACGATAAGGACTAGCGAGGTGAATAATAGATCTCGCTCGAACTCTTTGCCTGGATCTTTCATTTAACCGACCCGTCTGACTCGACGACGTATATAGCCCCGTTTCCGTACTGCCCAGGCTTCTGAATGCCAAAGCCCTTAGCGAATAAGCGAGTCCCGTCTATCTTGAACTCTACCCTCGCTTGATCCTCGTATTTCCCAGGCCAGCGAAACACTTGGAAGTCTTGGTAGACGAGGGTTCCGGTTTTGATTCGAATCTTCATAACTCACAATCCCTCAAGGCCTTTTGGGCCATTAACTTCGTGTATTCTGCGTCATTGGGCCTGTAAGGCGGGTAAAGCTTTGTTGAGTAAGCGATTTCTAGCTGATCTTTGCTATAGATCGATATGGCAGCCTTGACGTAGCCCACGTGATAGGTGCATTTGAATCCGCGCTGCTCTAGAGCTTTGCAGAGTTCCTTGTAACTGTAACTGGGGTCAAGGTCGCTCACCTAGCCCCTTTGTCTATCGATTTGCCAAGCTTAATCCTACGCTTCTCCTGCTCCCTGAGAATCTCAGTCAGGCGAATGATCCAGACCTTCCCACCTATTTGCTCGCCTATTTGGCCCCTAGTACACATCTGGCGAATGCGACGCTCTGATACGCCTAAGGCCTCCGCTGTCTCTGAAGTGGAGAAGAGTGTTTTGACGCGAGGTTTCGTTATCTGCATTGCGGCTCCTTTTAGTATAGGATACCCCACTACCCGTAAAGGAAGCGAGGAATCTTTGAGTAGTTTCGTAATCGATCCAGAAACCATGACAGGCCCGACAGGGCTAGCGATTAAGTTCACTCCGCTACAAAAGCAGTTCATAACTTCACTTGTGCCGAGGATCGCCCTGTTTGGGGGCTTTGGGTCGGGGAAGACTTTTCCGTTCTGCATGAAGGCTGTAGTTTTGGCTATGGTTCACGGGAGAGGGTATCGAGGGCAGTTGATCTCGCCGACCTACGATATGTTCCAGAAGGTTTTGCTCCCCACAATACGCGACGACATTTTAATGAAGCTCTGCAACACACAGGGCGAAACGCTGTGGGACTTCTGCGATTATTCACCGAGTAAGCGATCAATCACATTCCCTAATGGATTTGTCCTGCTCTTCGGCTCTGCGGACAACCCTAACGCGACACGAGGGACGAACCTCGCCTTTATCGGGATAGACGAGGCGACACTTGTGGATAAATTTGAAGCTCTCTACATATCAGCTGGATCTCGCCTGCGTCGAGCTAGGCCGCACCCGGTTACTGGTGAGCCTATGGCGCAAATGTTCTTGTGTGGAACTCCTGAGCCTGAGGATCGAGTTCACCAGAAGTTTGTGATTGGTCCCGAGAAGGGCCGGAAGCGTTGGCGTGAAACTCACCAAGTGATCCGAATGTCCACTCTCATGAATCCGGGAATCGACGCTGACTTCATTCGACAGCTTCACCTGGGAATTCCAGCCCCGCTTCTGCCTGCTTATTTGCACGGGCAGTCAATCGAGATTTCGACGGGCAGGTGTTATTACAACTTCGACCGATCGGTGAATATTAAGCCGGAGGCTGTCTATAATCCCGGCCTCGATTTACATCTTAGTTGGGATTTCAACGTCGACCCAATGAGTGTAAGTGCTTGGCAGGTATGGGGTTACGGAAAACACAGCATAGCAATGTGCATAAAAGAAGTCTATCTTAGAAACTCAAATACTCCAGCTACCGCTAGAGAAATTGTCCGTGTCTTTGGTGGGCAGGGGTTAAAACACCAGCGAAATATCTTCATTTACGGTGACGCTTCAGCGGATAAGACTACTTCAGCCTACGACGAAATCGAGGAGTACATTGGAACGCATTTCCCCGGAACGATAACTAGGCGTGTTCCGAAGTCGAATCCTCGTCACTTACGTCGACTCAAGTCGGTCAACGCTCTATGTAGGAACGCTAACGGGGACGTGAGGCTTGGAATTCACCCAGACTGCCGTTTCACTATCCGCGATTTAACGGAGCAGCGTATGGAGCCTACAGGGCGATCCAAAGCGAAGAACCAAGAGGGCGACGACGGGACGACCCTTGGTCACTGTTCAGACAATGTCGACTACTTTATCGACACGCTGTTCAGATACACCCGGCCAGATACTCAGCGTCGACGAAGTAAAATGACTTCGCACATTCACCGTTGATTTTCGCTTAAGCGTTAATATTAACTGATTCCGGCCAAATGCCTAGTGTATTTGGTCGTTTTCTTTTTGCACTTATGACTTTTCGGGCATACCGCCTGCGGTACAGGCCGATTTTCTGTCTACGCAACACAAGGGCAGTACAGCTTTTTTATTTCGACATGTCCGCCGAGAATTGATTGTATCGAAATTGTATCAAGTCATAAACCCTTGTGGGGTATGCGAATGCGCCGATTGCAAAAAGCTCGATTCGTAGCAAATGCATACCAATGCTCAACTTACAAAAATTGTTCACATTTGCTCGTTTTCGAGCACTTTTTAAGTCGTTACCATTGGCCAACTTACAGAAATTATTCACATTTCGTAAACGCAATTCTGTCATAAGTGCTTTAACTGTATTCTTTTCCAAAAATTGTTCACAAGATTATAAATAATAGACACCCCCCCCCTCCAGAGCACTACCCTAGAAAAAAAATATGACCCTCTAAAAGTCATAAGTCTTATTTACTAACTACTAAAACCTCAAAAATGTGTTGCTACCACTTATTTTTCACATCCCTATTAATAAAATACCCAAAATTCTGTTGCTACCGATGTTTTTTCGCACTAGAGATTTTCTATTTCCAATAACAATCACACCTTAGTAAGATCGAAATTGCACCTTAGGTCGTAACACATTTACGGCACTCGTAGGCAGAACCCAACACTGTCTCTGAGCACTACAGGAGAGAGTTGGTTACTCACTCCGCATCTGTCATGGGGCATACTCTGTGCCTCGTCTTGAACCTCTAATCCTTGCGATTAGGGGTTCTTTTGTGTCTACTCATACGTAGAGGTACTAACCCACTTGAAAGGTTTAATAATGGAACACGATCAGAGAGCCGATAAGGCCCTAGATTCATACGCTAAGACTTTAGGCCTGTCTAAGTTCTCCAAAGCAGACAAACAGCACCTAGACTCCCTGTCGGCCTCCCTACACCAGCAACACCGCGATGCTGCATCGCAGCCTAATAAACCTAACACGATAGTAAATCATGGTTCAACCATGAAGAAGTCTGAGAGTAGAGACGGTTGGGTATCTAGAGGAAGAGCGGTAGCTGGATCAAAGGAGCATCAGTTCTTAATGCTCCTACGCACAACAAGCTCCCTAAGCGTCGCTGCGTGGTTAGGACTAGCAGACTTGTATAAGTCTAAGCAAGACTTCGCTAGGGCTGAGGTGGCCTATGTGGGGGCTAGGTACTGTGATTTGAATTCAAAAGACGTGATGAGGAAGTGGTTAGCTGTTTATACGATTAATCGTGGTACGAGTATGTCTAAGAGTCAGATTCTTTACGAAGCGAATATTATTAACCAAGCTATGGGAGATGTCATTTCTGCACCTGTGGATAGACTTCTACATGAGTTACAGATGTTAATCTTTTTCTTAGAGAGGGAGGAAGTGATAGATGCTACAGATGAGTCGATCACACTAATGAGCCAGTGACGGTTTTTACTCCCCTACTTTGAAGTCCCAAAATTCTCGGGGGAGAGCTACTTTCAAGTTAACAGCTTTTTGCACTTAGTAAGGATGGAGCACATTATGTTAGAGGTAGGATCAACAGCAATAACACAGGAGTTAAATTCTGAGGGTGAGGAAATAGAGTTAGAGTGGGAAGTGATAGCTGTCACACCTAACGCTCGCCAAACTGTGTACACAGTTACGTTTGCGAGATCTGATCTCCCCTTAGAGATGTTAATAGATCCACTAAAGACAGACTTTACGGAGGGTGATTTACCAGTGGGAATCCCTACAAATGAGAGCGCTCCTGACTTTCCACTCTTCACAACTGATTGTCGTAAGTACGTAAAATGACAGAAATAAAATCGGCTAGGATTTTTTTTCTCTCCTGGCGTCTGGGGGGGGGTACCTACCAAAAAAAGAACATCGATGTGAGCGGAAATCATAACCGCAGCGCCGCGTTGCCGTTACGACTTATTCTCCAGCACCCCCCTGTGAATAATTTACATAACCTCGCTGACCATCCCTGTTTGCGAAAGCGAGATTTAAAGCTAAATGTGAACAATAGTCATAAGTATACCCCCCAGAAGGCTGCACTTAGGTTAACACGAATTCACACTCGTCGGGAAACATTGAAGTCCCAAAAATCCGTTTGGAGATGTCATTTACGAGATTTTCAACTTAAAGCCCAATTCAGGCACTCTTGCTGGGACAAAACTCTGATACATCTTCCGAAAAGTCCTAACACACGGCCCCTGGGACATGTACTTATGACTTTTTTCAACCCCTCCGCTAGGCCAATTGTATCAAAATGTACATTTACCCAGATCGCACACGAGCCCAGACGCCGAGCACCTAGAATTTCGTCCCCAATACATACCAACTCGTCACTTACGAAACACGAATTTGACGTAAAGCTATACCCCAAAGCAACGACTTACAACAACTCCATTCTACGCAACCTCACCACAAAACGATAGGAACCCCATGGACCCGAGTGAAATCATAGCAGCAGTCAACGAGGCGCTGCGAAGCGGCGAAGCCGCAACCCCGATCAATCTGCCAGCTGAGTTCGCTCAGGTGTTGGAGCAAGAACACCCGACGTATAAGTTGAATTTGAAGAAATGGCTGGATATCGACGCGATGGTAAACGATCAGGTCACAGGATCGGTCCTCGCTTCGTTTCTGCCTCGCGGCACTGACGAGCACCCGTCGGATTACGCTCGGCGAACATCTCTAGCGAATTTCAAAGGTGAGCTGTCGCCTGTGCTGACTCGCCTAGTTGGAGCGGTTCGCACGAAGCCGCCGACTCGCGACGAGAAGACACTGACTGACTATGGTGACTTCATGAAAAACGTGGACGGTCGCCACACGACGCTTTCGAGGTTTATGGAGGACCGGGCGAAGCAGATCCTAGCCCTGGGCGTCGCGCCGTTCATTGTGGATCGCCCGATGGTGGGAGACACTGGGTTCGCCAGTGAGGAGACGTCGATGGGTTTCACCAGCGCTGAGCAGACTCGCAAGGTCGACGACAAAGAGATTCGACTAACGCCCTACAAGATTCACCAGGTGATTAACTGGGACCACGGGACGACCGGGGAGCTACATTGGGTCCGTATTCGAGAAGTCACCCAGAACTCAACGCCTTACGGAGCGCCGCAGACGGTGACGATCTATCGAGACTGGGATCGCCAGAGCTGGCGAGTGTTCGAGGTCAAAGAGGTCGTGGTTAACGGTCAGCTTAAAAAAGTTGTGCAATTAGTAGGTCAGGGCGACCACTGGCTGGGAATGGTGCCAATGGTCATGCCGTTCCTAGAGTCGGACGAGCCGATGTCTTTCTTCTCGCCGATGTTCTACGCCGCGAAGCACGACATCGACAGATTCAGATCCGACGCGGACTACCAGTACTCGCTTTGGGCGCACGGGAACCCGACCATAAAAAACATCACAAACGACACGCCGAAGCGGCTGGCTCTGGGGCCGAACGCGCAGATCGAGCGCAACCCTGAGTACGGTGAGGACGTGGAGTACCTCAAGATCCCGATGGACGCCTTCAAGGCGCAACTCCAAAACAAAGAGGATTCACTGACGGGGCTCCGCCGCGTCGCAGGCGTGGACACACTCTCGGGGCAGGACGACAGTGGGTCACAGAATGCTGTGTCGGGTCGCAGCCGCGCAGTCTCGTTCTCGATCTCGGAGAGTCGAATCTTGGGGCTTTTGAGTGAGGCGCTGTCAGCTGGCGAGAAACGATTGTTTGAGATCGGTGAGCGCTGGCGGAGTCCTCGAACGAATTTGACGCCGGACGACACGTTATTTACTGGCGAGACGGTGTACCCGAGGGCTTTTGGTTTGTCGGACGCGGAGCAATCGATCGCTCAGTGGTTGGAAACTAGAGATTCCATCAACTCGGAGCGCTTCGATCGTGAGCACCAGTATAAACTCATAGATATGACGCTTGGCGACATTTCGAAGAAAACCCGCGATCTGATCGTGAAAGAGATCAACGCGAACCCGATCCTAGGAGGATCGGCTGCACCAGACCCCTTCGAGGAAGAACTGAGCCTGGACGCGGACGACCGCGACCCTAGCGACGCTGCTGACGCAATGGCCGAAGCCGACGCGAAATCATTGGAAACGAAGCAGACAGAGAAAATGTAATGATGAGAACATTAATGATCGCACTGGCAGCAATTTTACTAATGTCGGGATGTCATCTCCATAGAGTGCCACGCGAGCTGACATTAAATGAGCGACTTGGCCGAGAATGGAGCGACCCAACCCTCGACAGTGACCCTCCGAGGGAAGGGTACGTCGCCTCGGTCAACGTCGGCTACCTGGGTAACGACTATGAGGCCTACGGTGAGGAAGCGTCGGCTGACGGCGTCGTGTTTGGAGGTGAGGTGGTCGCATCGGAGTGGTTTCGGCTCGGCGCGGACGTGTCATACGCGAAGGGAGACATCTACGGGGTCGACCTTAGGCACGCGATCTACACACTCAATGCGAAGGCGTATCCGTTTGGAGCGACTGAGAGCCCGGTACAACCTTACGCCCTACTCGGGTACGCGATGTCGTGGGGGTCGTTGGAATACTGGGGACAGACGGAATCATTCACGGCGAACGGGGGGGCGATAGGTGTCGGAGTGGATTTCCTATTCCCTGGAACTGACATCTTTTCAAGAGCGGAGTATCGAGTGTATGATTGGAGCAGTTCGTCAGACCTCGGTTTAGACGAAGTGGATCAAGACTCGATCTCGCTAAGTATTGGAGTTCAGTTTTGAGTGCGTTTATTTTGGCAACGTCTGATCGGATGCGAATCATCAAAGACAGAATCCAGCATCGCCGCGACGCGATACATGACGCCTTGGTGCTTACAGATGACTTGTTTAGTCGCGAGGTGATCGCGGCGCGTAAAATATTGCTTGGGGCAACGCACGGTGAATTGGGTTTGATCTCCGCGATGCAGTCGGCTGCTTTCCTCTTGTCGCTGATGCCAATTCACTCCAAGCCTAACGAGGTAATTTTGTTGCTGAAGAGTGCGATCGATTACCAGCCAGGTGACCCTGAAAGGTTATAATGGTTGCGGTTAACAAAGAGTGGATTCCCTCCGGGGGATTGATGATGATTACATGGCGTGAAGATCTACCACCTAAAAAATACATCTTAGTTACAGCCATAGATCGCGCCTACATCGCCAGGACTACAACAGGTGAGCTGGTCTTTCGTGACGGCAAACCTGCGTTGTTAATGCTTGAGGAGGGCGCTGTGCACATCGACGACATCTACGATATGACTGGCGCGTTCCGGGTCAGCCGAGCAACTAAACAAAAATGGCCTGGAGCTGCGACGCTGTAATGGAGAACTCAATTGAGCTATCGAGATTTGACAACTGCGGTAGCTTTCGCGTCTCAGTGGATGACATCTCAATAATACAGCAAGCGGGACCGAGTACGTTAATCATAACAAACAAACAGACATCTCTCTTGGTGAAGGAGAGTGTCGCTCAAGTGGAACTTAAAGTAATGGAGGCCAAGAGATCGTGGACGCAGCTAAGAGATGGAATCATAAGAAAGCGGTAGAAGCTCAACCGACAGCGAACAGGTCTGGGTTTTACGTAGGCGCTATGTATGGGCAGCCGGGGATCATGGCTGGACTGAACGCCATAGACGTTAGTGTTTACGACGTTTGGTGCTTCATTGTCAACGGCCAAGAGATCAATATGGCCCCACCCCCTGATTGCTACCCTTACGAAACGCCACCGTCCCCGCTGCGAGCCGAGTTAGATTCCGCACTAAAAAGCGCTCTGATCGACAAGCAGGATCTAGAATTAATGAACGTCAGCAGCATCGGTAAGCTTGAAGACGTGATTGACACTTTGAGACTAATGATCCAACTAGACGACCAGGGGCTTTTGTCATGACAGAGAGTGAAGACTACACCAAGCAGGACTTGAAGAAGTACTACGGCAAGGACAACGCCTTTGACTTCGAGTACTTGCTCGACGACGCTTATCTGAACGTCGCGATGCTGCATGTTGGTTGTGGTAGCGGCGAGATAATGACAAAGTCTCGCGAGCATTGGGACGGCGTAGATTTCAATGAGAACTTGCATTACCTCTGGGACGAGCTAGACGTCTCCGCCCGCACTGGCGACGTCCGTGATATGCACTGGATTAGTCCAGAGCAGTACGACTACACGTTCTCAGTCGATTTCTTCGAGCACCTCAAACCTGAAGACGTGCCGAAGGTGGTAGCTGAGCTGACGCGCGTTGCACCGCACGGAATCCACGTCATCGACCGTGCACCGCTGTCATACTTCAGGGGGACAGGGAACAAGAATTTGCACCCCTCAGGCGGCCTGTGTGGGGACGAGTGGTTAGCTCACTTCCCAACGCACGCGACCATGACTCAAACGAAACGTCACGTAACAATTAAGTGGTAAGGATCGATTAATGCATCGAACAATTAAAAGAGCGATTTTCTTCACAGCGCTAGCAACTCTAATCGGCGTCCCTCTCTTTATGGGTGTTGTCACTCACCAAAAAGAGAAGGCTCAATCGACAGCGATCTATGAGTTAGTTCAGCCGCGAATGAAGAGTCAATTTGTAACGGGAGTCTGGTTTGACGATTTTGGTAGGCCGATCGCTGGCGTAGATCTCACAACAGGATATGAAGTATTTTTCAGTGGAACTTTCAGATTAAGGGGTCAGCAATGAGTGCAATGCAATGGATCGATTCGAAGCGCGACGGTTATCCGCAAATGGATTGCGAAACCGAGATGTGGTTTACGTGTAACGACTTCAAAGAACAGGGTGTTTACGTATCCGTGCCATTCGAAAGTTTGCGCCGATACAGATACTACTGCCCAGTATCAACATTGAGTTTACCTGAGATCCCAGAGACGCCGATTTACAGGTATCTAAAGCAGCAAGTGAAAGAACTCAACGAGAGCAGGCCATGCTTAAGCACACTGTACTATGACGGGCGACTAGACTCGCTTAACCATGCAATTAGCCAAGAAAGAGCAGGTAATTTCGATGAGAAACTTCAAGTGGAATAAGCAATCTGAAACGCCAGCACCAGCCGACCCACCAGAAGAACACTACTTCATTGGCGCAAACTCCAAACAGGAGATGATGTGCCCAGACGACGTGATAGCAACCAGCGTCCCTGGTTATTACAATTACTGGGCTGGCCCGTTCATTATCGATGACTACAAAGAGTCCCCTGAGTATTTGAAGTCGTTAGTTAAGTCGATCGAGTACTTCGAAGAAAGTGGAATCCACGAAAAGGACCAATACAAAAAAGGCGTCCTAGCTGGATACCGCGACGCTGTAGCGCAAATAATGAAAGAGCTATAGCGCTCTGATCTGAGAATCGACGTTAGTATTAATTCAACCAATGAAAGCAGGTGAACGATGAGTAGTGAATGGACAGCGGATGTAAGCGCAAGTGTTGGAGGTCTATCCTCGACGCTGTTGATTGTTTTTGTAGTACTAAAACTAACAGGTGTCATCGATTGGTCGTGGTGGTGGGTGATGTCTCCATTGTGGATCTCGATGTTGATTGTTGTGGTTTCCATCGTTGTTTTAGTTTGCATGGCTAGGAGTATGCGATGAGTAAGATCCGAGTGACGTTCAATGACGGTTCCACCCTGATATTGGAGGACATTTCCAAGCTTCAAGATAGCGGAAACTGGGTAAACATCGAGCGCATCATGCCTTTGCTGGGCGAGCCTGATACGAGTAATAGCAGAGTAGTGAAGTACAACTTCAAGGACGACGCTAAAGATCCTTGCTCGATCCGTGTTTGGGATTCATCAATAAGAATGTCTTGCATAAACGACGACAATAGTTGTGTGAGCTTCTCAAAAGCAATGGCAGCGGAGCTATGGCCTATCGTGAAGAAGTTCGCAGAGGGTGAAGCATGAGCGACATCCCAAATTGCCCCTGCTGCGGCGGTGAGGCTACAGAGATCGATGACCCCTACGCCCTCGGTGTGCTTTGGTCCGTACGTTGTGTTGACTGTGGGCTAGAGACAGCGCAGTTCAGGGCTAAAGCCGGAGCCATAGCCGCCTGGAGCAAACGCGCTGACGGTTGGGTGAGTGTTGAGGATCGATTGCCAGAGAATACAAAATATTGGTGCTATGAGGTCTGGCACGATAAGGCCGAATACTTATGGGAAAAGCGCGAGATCAATTGCCGTTGGGATGGTGAGACCTTCCGTTGTGATGACGATCTACCGATTGAAAAAGTGACTCATTGGCGGCTACAAACGGAAGGCCCGAGCGCATGACTGACAACTACTTCGACCCAAACGAAACGGTGACACTTGGGGAACTAAGAAAGCTCCTGCTCGACAAGGTGAAGATCTTAGATGCTCTAGCGCACCATCACACAGAGAACCACCCAAGCGAAAAGGATTTAATCTTAAGGTTGCGTGAGGGTGGGGCTGTTTGTTTGGAGATTTGGTCCGAGATTGCAACTATGGACAAACTACCGGAAGGCCCGAGCACATGAAGTCATGTAAAAATTGTGGGGTTGGATCAGACTGGAGTGGTGGTCATATCGATGATCTCTGCGATCGGTGCCGAGGAAATCTCATACCTTACGTGCCCATCGATGTAAATCAGGAGGTAGTGAGCCGAATCGTGCCAAAGGCACTGCAAGAAAAAGTCAGGAAACTAATAGCTAATTGGAAAGAGGAAGGTCCGAGCGCATGAGCAGATTTCAATGCATCGTGTGCGGCACAGAATATGACTACATGCCTGACCCCTGCCCCTTGTGCTGACCCAAACCCAAATCAATCGAAGACCACGCGAGCGACCTGAAGGCTTGGCTTGTTGAGCGGGAGTTGACGATTGACATCGAAGCGGGGCAAGTCGATTTGAATTTGCGCGAGACTCATTTCGTGAACCTGCTGGGCTCACTCATTGACGTTGACGAGATCGGATATGGCTGTGAGTAGTGCTGACGAAACTGTGAAGGCTTTAGTCGCACTTACCGCCTTCTTTACGTGCTTGTTCTGCCTGGCAACATGCAGATTAACCTACAACGTAACCATTAAAAACTACAGCCAGATCACCTTCCCCACGCACAACGAATCCGCCACCTACACGCTCACCGAAGACGAGTTGGACAAGGTGCGGGAGTTTAAGATTACGCTTGTTAAGGAGCGGGAATGACAAATCCCATCAAAGGTGCAGTTAGAGTACGTAAAAAGTCTCCAGAAGGATGGGCCATACAGTACACGGGAGACAACATTAAAGACGTTGCCCGGTTGTTAGACAGGAGAGGGTACGCTTCTAAAGTTTGGGTAGAGACTATCGAAAAGCATATACCTATCGGTAACTGGGTTATGAAGTACGACCGCAAAGGTGAGATAATAGCCAACGACCAAGAGGAATGGTTTTTTAGGATACACGAACTCGTTAAGGAGCGCACAGAATGACTGATAAGATTGAAGACGAAGACACCATCGAAGTGACCTTTGAGGGGTGTAGTGGAGAAAAGTTGACATCCGAGGAAGTCACAGAGCATTCGGATTTAGTTAAGGTCGTTGTAGCTCTTTGGGAAGATGCTGGTGAAGAGATAGGTTCGAGTAAGTACGATGTGACTATCAGGCTGAAGAGGTGTACAGGATGACTGACAAACTCCAGTGGCGACGAACTAGCGATGGTCTGCCCAGTGAGCACTGTGAGAGTGGTAAGTGGTATGTAACGGATTCCTACAAGGGCGGCATAGTAAACGTAACAAACGACAGGAGGGAACTTAGAAAGTGGGAATACTATTGCCCCTATCCAGTCATCGCGCCACCAGCAAAGCCGGATAGCAAGTTGGTGAAGTGGTTGATGCCGCTGTTCTCTAAGCCTGAACATCATAGAAGCACAATCTCAGGGATCTTGCTTCAAACCATATTTGACAAAGCCACGAACGGGGATTTCGATTAGGCGTGAAGGTAATTTCATCGATGGTTTTCTTGACGTAGTAACCAGCGCAGAGCTTGGGATGTTTGTCGCTGTATTCATGTTGGTTTCATTCATTCCGCTTTCCATAATGGCCTGTGCGTTCTTCAGCGAGAGAAGTAAGTTGAGAAGGTGAAGATAGTCCCCTACGACTGGAACATGAACACGAACCGAGTCTCGATAAGCGAGTACTTGAAAGCGAAGGAAGCCGTGAATAACACCCACTTCAGAAACCCACACGAGGAACCATCACCCGAAGACATCGATCACAATCTTGGTGGATGGATGGCCGACTACACGGTCGAGGAATTGGAAATGATTCACAGCGACGAGAAACTTCACGAGGCCAAGGACCATCGGGCCATGGAGGAGAATGACAATGAGTGAGACATCGAATAACAAAAGTCGCTACACCTTTTACGCAACGATCGCAGCCAGCCAGCCGGACGGCCCAGGTTGTTACCATATCGAAGTCTCAGCAAGCGACCGCTTCGAGGCCGAGAACGAGGCTCGGAGGCGAGTCCATGAGCGAACCGAGGGTCGTTGGGCCTTCATGTATGACAGGCTCCTAGACGTCCATAGGCTCGACCGCCGTGTGATTGGATCGTTGTAATGGACAATGGGGACTGGTCAACACCTGAAGCCGACGAGAACATTCAATTCATCCTAGGGTTTCGCGAGTGTTTACTGAGATCAACGAAGAGTAGCGCCGAGGTAGACGAGGAGATCTCTGAACTCTGCGAAGAGCTTGGTATCCCTAAAAAAGAACTCGTTTACGGCGAAAGATCTTTAGAGAGCCGCCGCAAAGTAGAACACGTCGCGTATGAGGATCTACCCAAAGGAAAACCCTGTGCACCTGAGGTTTGGGCGGATGAAGCCCTAGCTGAATTGCAGTCTAGTCAGGCTAAATACATAGCCAAGAACTTCTTCAAGGATTAGAAATGAAGTACAACCACCTCACATGTTGCTTTGAGCACAAAAGGGAAGACGGTACGGTTTTGAGGATACACGACAAAGACATCCCCAAGGAAGGCGTTCCCGACCTGATTAACTGGATCGATCCAGCCCAAACCCCTGGAAGTATGGAGTGGATCAAAAAGCACTCACCGCTAAGTGACAAGCAAGCTGAGCTTGTGCACATGTTATGGGACTCAGGATGGATGGGTATCTGCACAGATGAAATAATGCAAAAGTTGAGGGAAACAACAGAATAAAAGTGCTCGGAATTGAAAGCAGAGTGCATAGCAGAAGAGATCACTAAGAGTAACATCGATGTAGTTGAGCTAACTTTTAATCCACCAACTAACATTAAGGAAATCAATGAGTAGCGACGAGGCTCCCGCAAACCACAAACGCCTACCAGGTGAAAGTCGTCAGGTCTACCGCAAGCGAATTAACGCCGAGTTCAAGTTGTACATGAACCAGTCAAAAGCTTATGATAAGCGGTCGATGTTGCACGATAGGCACCAAGCAAACCTCGCTGAATTTGAACGCAATCGAAAGCGAAAGAAAGGCGTAATCAACATTGATAAGTGCGAAACGGACAGAGAACAGGTTCGGCTTGACTCTGAAGTACTACCGACTGAAGAACAAACTGACGCTACGTGAGGCTTGCGTTTTCTTAGGTATGCCAACAACAACTCTCTCCGGGGTAGAGAACGGAAGGGCGGACCCGTTAACCATTGAGCAGATGCGATTGGCTGCTAATGGTTATTCAAAGGGAATGTCCGAGAGCCGCGAGGTGTTGTTTGACAGGCTTCGCGTCTTAGCTGTCAAGCAGAGGCGTCAGTCATACGGCGGAGTGATGCTGTACAGCGACGGCGCGAAAGACGAATCGCTAGCAGACATGCTCGGTGTGTTGTGGCCATTAAATGAAGAGCAATTTAACGCGGTGTCAAACGCTCTGATCGCAGCAACTGACGTAGAGTACAAAGACGACAATGGGGCATGGAAGCTCGCCGAAGGTAGACCATCAAATGAAATGGACAAACGCTTTGAAGATAAGAACTAAAGAGAGCATCTTAAAGACTATGAGACTTGGCGACTGGATGTTCCTGGATCAAATTAGTCTGAGGTCTGGGGTTTCGAAGGCTGTAGCAACTGCACATCTCAAGCAAATGGAAGACGACGAGTCGTATAGGCTTATCGGTGAGTTTGGTCGTTTCGATACAAGTTGTAGGCGGGTGGTGAAGAGGTGGAGGTTGCTCGCAAAGGGGGAGCGGCGACCATCTGGCGAGAGTAAGCCGACGAAGATCAAAGAGATCGAGTCCGTGTTGGTTAACAATAAGGGGGAGTGGTTATTCACAGCACAGGTGGCGGAATTAACGAAGTCGACAGTTGAGCATACTCGAAAAACCTTAAAGAAGCTCCAGATCGAAAACCCTCCGAAAGTGGAGAGTGAGATGGGTTTCTTTGGCAATCAACAGCGCAAGACGTTAAAGTGGAGATCTGTTAATTGACTACTAACTTTGACAGGGTGCATTGCCACTTCGACGAGTGCGCCCTTTACACAAAGTGCTCAAGAGCTGTAGATTTCAACGATTTCGGACTAAACCTCGTAGGAATGTATTTGTTCTCCAATGAGCCGAAGTGTTTCAAGGAAAAGGACGCGGATGCCAACTCCAGAACAGCTAATGTCTCTAATGGACTACCCATTATGGGTGAACGAGTCCGCGATTACTTCGCAGATACCGGAGGACCGGGACTCTGTGAGGTCGGCGATAGTGAAGCTGTCGAACATAGAGAACTCACCAATTGAAGGTCTTTACGTAGAGGGCGAGTACCAAGTATGGCGTCTGACAGAAGAGTCGAAACGAGCCTTGAGCGTGAAATCCGCGAAAGCAAAGAGCAAGAGCCCTGCATGTTTTGCGACGGAGAAGACGGAGACGAAAACGCCGGAATGCGATGTGGATCTTGCGGACGAAGGATTACGGAAGGTTAGTATCTACCGTTCGATGCGTTGGTTTGTAAAGTCTGAACATTTTATCAACACAGAGAACACCTTGATCGAATTGATATCTAGAGTTTGCCCACACTTCACAGAGAACAATGGTGGGATAATCAACCACGAGGGCGGGTCTTTAGTATCAGCGTTTGACAGCGGACGCTTCCTAAGCGCCCATTCAGTAAGAGGTTCCGACGGAGAAACTGAGCAGTACGTCATAGTTTCTGTCACGGTCGTAGAGGTCTGGCATGAAGGTGAGTATGACGGGGAGATGGAACTCCGGTTCGCCAGGTACGGAGAGTGGATCAAATTAAACTACTCCGCTAAAGAGATAATTAGAGATGACGATAATTTCAATTTGACTCTGTGAGGGTCAAGTGGTAATCATCTAGTTCTGGGACTTGCTCTAAATCGGGAGATTTGTGCACGTTACAGACACCAGGGTTGGCGAGGCACCGACCCTGTCACCGAATCGAGCGGAACCTCGACACCATCTGAGTGGACTCTCAGCCGTACACGGAGGCCCCGTGCAAAATAAGCAAATATTCAGACTACCTTTCAACGCAGAAATCGTCGCAGCTGAGCCTGAAGAAGGATCAGACGAGCAGAAGCCGAGCTACATGACCGCTTCTGACTTCAATAAAGCGATGTCTTCGAGAGAAGCCAAGATGTTATCAAGGATTGAGACCTTGATTAGCGCATCGACCCCGGAAGCGGCTTCGGACGCTTTCGACATGGACAAACTCGACGTCATGATTGAGAAGCTCGTTGACTCTGGCCCCCAGACTCAACAAATGAGCGACGACGACAGCGAAGCACCGAGCCACAAGGGCGACCGAGCAGAGGTCGACCAAATTCGACGCCAGATGAAAAAGCTCCAAGATCGACTAGACGTGTCCGTTCAGGACTCAGAGGACAAAGACAAGAAGATGGTCGCGCAACGCCGCCGCCATACCTTGCTCGACAACCTCAACAAAGCGTCGGCGATCAATTCGGAGCAAGTTTCGAAGCTTCTTTTTGACCAGATCGTAAATGACGACGAGCTTGGCGATGCAATTTCTGTCACAACGGAGACAGGCGAGGATCTTGTATCAGTCGAGAAGTACATTCCGATCTTCAAAGAGGACAATCCGCACCTATTCCAAGGTGATGGACCGAACAAGTCTGGAAGCGGATCAGGTGGCGGAGGTGCTGCGAAGGGTCAGGCTGTAGTTACGTCAGAGTCCTTAGCCAATATGTCTCAAGCGGATTACGAGTCCCAACGGGCCAAAATCCACGATAGTTTAGAGGCAAACCGAGGCTAACTCCGACGACAAGTCAGGAGTCTTTAGATGCCAGCACTGAATACCGTATACCCGCCCGAGATTTGGGCACGCGAGTCATTGATGCTTACAAAGCAGTCAATGGTCGCTGCAAATCTAGTCCACACAGATTTCAAAAACGAGGTCGCTCAACACGGTGACGTCGTAACGACTCGAAAGCGCGACAAGTTCTCGATCGGGACGTTAGCCAACACAATCACGGCTTCGATGAATGTCGTAGCAGCGACCGCTACAAACGTATCGGTCACTCTAGACACTCACAACGTGGTCGCCTTTGCGATTACTGGACGTGACCAAGACACCTCAATCAAGAACTTGGTTGAGGAGTTCATGGAGCCTGCGATCATCCCGTTGGCCGAGGCTGTAGATAACGACCTATTGGATAAAGCCAATGGTGGACTCTGTTCTACGGCTCATGTTGTTACCGCGAATGCTACCTTAGACCTCAGCGATTTCGCTGGAGTTCGGCAGCAATTGCGAACAAACCAAGTGCCGCTAACCTCACCGGGTGGAACCCCGAGGGTGAACCTCGTCCTTGGTGTTGAGCACGAAGCGTCCGCTCTAGTCATCCCTGAGTTGATTACAGCGAACCAGTCAGGTGTAAGCACCCCAGCGACCGCCACTGGTTACATCAACACGATTTACGGCATGGGTGTTTACGCTGACCAAGGTGTACCCACCGGGACAACAGCTGGGCACGGTCAAAGTGTAGCGTTCCACCGCGACGCGATGACTTTGATTACTCGTCCACTGGAGCAAGTTGGATCTGACTTTGGAATCCGCTCCAGCGTAGTTAGTGCTGACGGCGTATCCTTGCGGGTCATGCAAAGCTTCCAACACGTCAATGCGCGTTGGTTGGTTTCGCTCGACATGCTTTACGGCAAGAAGATGCTCAATGGAGATCTTGCTGTCCTCCTGTCCGATGGCTAATAGGGCATAGGTTGATCCTTTGCCTACATGGAAAGGCTCAACCATTGTCAGCAAAAAACATTGAAGAACTATTCAGACCCTACGACAGCCGCTTAGCGGTAATCGTGGGGTCTGGTACATCTCTGAGATCGTTCGACTTCAAACAGCTCGCCAAGAATGACATCTTCACCTTCGCAATCAACCACGAGCCATGGCGTGGCGCTGAACACTACAGGGCTAACGCACTTATATATTGCGACGCTGCCCTTTCTGCGATGCACATAGACACCCCGTGTCCAACTTGCGGGGGGACTTTCTCTAATTTAGAAGTCGACCACATATTCACATCTAGGGAAGAAGTAAAACGACTTGAGCTTAGAGGTGTAGAAGCTGAGTGTGTGCTATCTAAAGCTTATAAATTTGAAGTGACAAGAGGATCATGGTCCCCTGGATGTGGGAAAGCCTTCATGGATAGGACGACAGCCACAGCTGCGTTATCGATGGCCATAGAGATGGGGTTCAAGGATATCGCGATGATCGGCGTAGACCTCTACTCGGAGGATGAGCAGTATTACTACACAGGTGGAAAACCGAGCCCATTCAAAAGAGCTGGATCAACGAAGCTGTCCGACGGTCGCTACATGGAGGACAGGCACAGCGGAATGTTGGCTGCATTCTTACAGGTGGGAAACAAATTGAAAGTTTCCAATTGGGACGGAAACATCTACCAGTGCTCAAAGTGGTCTCCACTAGAGATCTTTAATAAAGTGTCGTTTAGCGAGGTCATTAGGCGTAGAAGCTCACCTGAGTCAGTCATGGCTAGATTGGAAATGAAGAATGGCGAATAGGAAAGACGGCGGACGAAAAACCGGCTGCGGCCTAACTGTCCCCAGGACTGATTCGATCTTAGATTTCGACATGGACCGTAGAACTCGCTGGGACCACTGCAAGCCGTTGTACTGCCATGGCATAGCTGAGGTCAAAGGCCCAGTGAAGGGCTACAGATCGTTCTACAGTAGAACCCTAGAGGAGATGCGAATGTCTCTAGGTTGGTTGGAGATTGACAGCAAAGAAATATTTATATCCATCGAGGACTGGCCGCCATTTGAGTCGTTATTCTTCGTAGAGGCTCCAATTGCCTACTCCAGGACTTGCGACAAGTACGTTTTCGACTCTTGCAGGTTTTACCCTGCCACGATCACGACAGACACCATGGACCACACTATCAGGTGCGCAGTGTTCGACTTCAGGAGGGAGAATAAGTTAAGGGCAAGGTCGCACACTAAGGGCGCAGCGCAACTAGACTCTGGTCGCGGAAACATGGGATTTCAAATAATAGTTGAAGAAGTAGAGCAGGAGTTTTTCGATGGTGAGGAATCGCACGAGGTTGAGATCGAATTCGTACAGAGAGTCTCTAGTGTCAAACGGAATCGAAAGCCTAAGGGGGCGACACCAGGGTAAAGTTGGCGCAATAATAGGTACTGGAGTATCTCTAGACCTAACCAGTGTCAGCGGGCTTTTATCTAAGATGCATCGCCGCGTAGTCACAATCGGCATGAACATGAGCTGCATAGTCCACAAGTCCGACTACCATGTAATCATGGACGAAGTCGCTATGTATAAAAGTTGGCAATTCTGGGGCAAGGGAACGTCCCTAGTAATGTCCGAGTCGGCTGCGAGGGTCGCGGTAGAGTCTCCGCCATTTGACGTCCTCGACAGGAAACAGTTCGACGAAACGTTGAAGAGTAGGAAATGCTACACTGCACAAATGAGCGTAGACCACGAGAGGGGGAAAGTCGGGCATTTGTACGCTAACGCGAGTGTCGTAACCGCAGCGCTGTCTCTAGCTAAACACCTCGGACTTGAGCGGGTTTACCTACTCGGGGTAGATCTATATCGACACGAAGACAGGGCGTACACTACGGGAACTGGCGGAACCAAGATTGAGGAACTGATACCGATAAGGCACGACCCTCAAACCGAGCAGAGGTTTACGACTGCCGCTTTTATAGAGATGTCAAAATGGATAGAGAAGGGGAGGTCCGCCGAGATATGGCCTAACGTAGTTATCAATCTATCTAGGTACTCCGAGCTGAAAGCGTTCCCGATCGATGAGTATTATTCGCTCCCAACACTCAAACCCTGGTATAACTAACAAAGCCCAAGCGACAGTCTCTAGCTTCGTGGGCACTTAGCTGAGCAGCTTGGGACAGGCTGGGGGTTTCGGGTATTCCCCCAGTCGCTTTTTAACCAAAGGAGAGAATTTTGAAACTAAGGGACTTCCTCGGTGTGCTGTCGGTGCACGGTGTGTGCGACGAGGGATCAAAGGTAATAATTTCAGGAAAGCACGCAGTTGAGTTGCGCGATCAACTACAGGAGTTATTCGACCTCTCTAAATCAACAATCAGTTGGAACGACATTGGTCCCCTGTTCCTAGACATACTCACACCGATTGAGTTGCCAAAAAAGAAGGGCAAGTGATGAAACCGTGGATGGGTTCGTACCACATAGAGTTGATCCTAGACGCTGTCAAGAGTCGGCAAATATGCCAAGTGCTTGAGTGGGGGTCTGGTGGCTCAACGATCGCGTTAACTGAAGCTGTAAACTCAGTGAATGGCAGGTTGGTCAGCGTAGAGCACAGTCGCGAGTGGTACGAGAAAACAAAGGTGGGTCTCCTTGGGTCTGAGATAGACACCACATGCACGTCGCTTTATTTGATAGAAGACTCAGAGCACTACGTAAGCACACCACTTCTACACAAAGGGTTTTACGACGTAGTTGTGATAGACGGCTGGTTTGGCAGGCGCATTGCTTGCTTGGAGGCTGTAGCTCCATACGTAACCCCTGGCGGAGTTGTATTTGTACATGACTCGCAAAACCCAAGGTACGATTGCACAATAAGCGACCTGTACGACACGGTGATCTCGTCTCACCCAGATGATACATTTGAGAATAAGAAGACAGAACTTTGGTGCGGAACACCAAAGCGAACCAGGGTTCCAACGCCTGACTTAGATTGGATAAACGATGAATCTTAACGGAGAGCCAGGGAAACCACTAAGCGCTGACAAGCAGAGCGCCTACGATTCACTAATGGAGGATCTAGACAAAGACGTGCGGGAGTCCTACCTGCGAATTAGGAATAAGGCAGAGGCTTTAAACGATGCTGAGTTCTTAACAATGCTTCTAGGGCGAGGGCTACTCGCAATGGACTCCCAGCTAGAGAAGGCGAGAAAGGCTAGGGCTGGAGCACCTGCGGCACGAGCATCTAGAGCTAGGAACCAACAAAACGTCCTCAGTGGACAAGAGGCACTAGAACAAATCCACGGCGGCGGTGGTGGAATTCAACAAGGGTTCGTTTCAAATAAGATCAAGGGTAACTGATGAAAACAGAAGACGAGATAGCAATAGAGTTGTCCGATCGAGTGGTCGAAGTTTCCAGGTCTGCGATCGAGACGTTCGGCGTAGAGTGCCAATTAATGAAATCGATAGAGGAGTTAGCGGAGCTTGGCGCTTCTTTGTGTAGGTACTTAGTTGATCCAGATAGTTTATCGAATCTAGCTAGCGTCCATGAGGAACTAGCAGACGTCACAATCATGACAACTCAACTAAACATGATAATGGACGACGAGTCGGTTTGTGAAGTCATCCGGGAGAAGTTAGACAGGTTGGAATCCAAGATCGCCGAAGAAAAGAAAGGGGATGGGTAATGTCAGACGACGAAACGCTGTATCTTCCAGAGGGTTTCGGCGAGGAGTTCCTAGGGACGATCACTCGCGTCGAGGTGAAGTTAGACGGTTGGAATGAGGATCTTGAGGAACTAGATATGACCGTCGCTATCACGATGTCCACTGGTAGCGTGAAGGTCAAGAAGGTTAGCGTTGAGCTTGGGGACGTGATTAGGGTCGACTAATGGTAACCTACACCTGCGACCTTTGTGGCAGCAGTAAAGAGTTTAACTCAGTAAAACAAATTGGATCGCCGCCACAACGATGGCAGGTGGTCGGCATCAAATTAATTTGCCCATCGTGCGTGACTTGGATCGAGAAGGAATCGATTAGGCGCAAAGAAATAAGGGACGGCTAAGATGGTTCGAGTTGTAAAAATAAACTGCGACTTCTGTGAGGCTGGATGCCTAGAGCAGAACTCAGTCAACAGGCATGGTCTAGATTGCTGCGACGACTGTTTGCTGGTTGCCTTCCAAAGAATGAAGGAAAGCCCAGTCAAACCACACGTCGTTGTCAACGACGAGGGGACTGGAGACATCTCCGCCACGAACTCTAAAGTCGACGAACTAATGGCAAAGGCTGGATTTTGATAGATAACCCAGACATAAAAATTCTCTTCAGGACGACGACCCCGCTATCTGGAATGCCCTACAGAACAGCTTTGGTTTGCGACAAAGCTCTAGAGAAATCGGGCGGTTCCGGCTGGTTCCATCATATCGCCACAGAGGGGTATGGAGAGGGTGCGGCCAGTTTCCCTGTCAACTATGGGAACCCACCCTGCGACCCCGACTTGCTGATAGTTCCGTCCTACGGCTGCCCTGAGGCCCGTGAGTACGACGCTCCAGTGGTTACACACTACTCAACCGAGCATTCGATGTGGAGCGACAAGAACCCTCAAAGCGGATCGGGGACAGTGGTTGCGCAATATCAAGCTAGATTTGCGCCGAAGTTAGAGGTTATGCCGAACTGTGTGCCGATAGACAATGAGATGTTTAAGCCTGGGGAGAAGCCGACCGACCGAGTGGTGATCCTGTATACGCCGTCAAATCGCGTGGAGTCAGGATGGAAAACGAAGGGGTTTCGAGAAACATGTAAAATATTGAGCGGAATCGTCGCAGACTCCAGGGCTGGAAAACTCCCAGCGGTGGAGGTGATAATGTTAGAAAACCAGAAATACGAAGACGTCCTAGCTGTGCGGAGAATCGCCCACATATCGATAGACGAGTGCGTCACAGGGTCGTATCATTCGGTGTCAGTAGAGTCTATGTCCGCTGGTTGTGCGACTTTCGCGAATATAGATGGACTAACTAACGACGCCCTAGTTAGACTAGTCGGACAAGAAGCTACAGACGAGATGCCACTAAATAGATCTACGATGACGTCTCTGTCTAGCCGACTTCGAACCTTAATCCAGTCCCCTATGCTGTTGGACTGCATTTGTTCAGACAGTAGAAAATGGATGGAAAAATGGTATTCGGAGACTTTCCAGGCGGAGACATGGCTAAACTGGCACAACAACTTCCTGAAGACGTCAGGAAGAGGTTAGAATCGATCCTGTCGAAAGCCGAGCTTCTTAAGCAAGATTGCGACATAGACGTAGCCATCGACATGGTGAAGGAATTGGTCGCAGAAATAGAAATTTTGAAAGGCGAAAGCGATGGGAATCAACGAGAACGGTCACAATCCTAACACCATGCAACTACCTGTAAAACAACGAGTTACGGTTGCACTCTTCGATGGTGAGGCGAAATACAAGACGACCCTTGGTGAAATGAGCGCCAAAGGTATTCAAGAGTACATCTCTAACGGTGGGATGAAACACGACCTCGGCCCAGTAGCGTTGAGCGGAAAGTCACAAATCCATTGCGAGTCTCAGGGATTTCACGAGGCCGTGGCGAACTTGTATCTTGAGCCAGTGAACCTGAAATACGTCGAGCGAACTCACAACGTGATTACGCAGCTAGGCTTAAACGCCATGGCTGACAAGATCATTGGTGGCACAGCGACTACGTTGCCTCTAGGCATGGAGCTAGGGTCGAGCACTCAAGCGGCTTCGCTGGGCGACACAGGTAGGGTTTCAACCATCATTGCCGCTGGATTCCAGACGTGGGCTTTAACATTTCCGTCAGTCTCTACTAGCACTGCGAGCTGGAAAGCTGAGTGGGGTGCTGGCGAGGCACAGGTGCCGTCGATAACCGAGGTAGTCATGGTCACAGCCGCTTCTGCGGCGAACGCGATATCTCGAATCGTCTTCACGGCGATCGACAAGTCCGGCGCGAACGATACGCTCGCAATCACCATCAATTGGGCGATGAGCGAAGCGTAAACAAGAAGTATATTGCAGGGCAAATGGTCTTGAGAACGCCATTTGCCCTTTTTTTTCTATGTGACGAGGCATAGGAAGAAAAAAAGATGTCAAAAATCGTGTCAATGGTGTTGGTATTTATCTGTGGGTGCTACGGCACCTCTGTAACTTTAGATGTAAATCGATCATTCCCCAGCGAATTCTCTGGTTCAGGTAGCACCTCGGACCCATACAACCCGGATCTTGGATATATTAATTCTTACGGGATATCTATAACTACATGGATCGACAAGCCGAGCGTTAGGGTAGAATTACCAAAAGTCGAATTAGACATCCCCCACGAAGTCCTAGACATCCCCTACCGGATCGTAGATAGTCTAAAAGCTAGGCCAGTCGTAGCTAAGCAGACTGAGAAGTCGGAAAAGCCAGGCTACGTTGGAGCACTCGATTCTCTAGGTTCTTGGGACACAGGTAAAATAATAGCCCTGACCCTGCCGATCTTAGCCATTTCGTTCGGGATGTACCTGCTTTACAGACATAGAAAGTCAAACGATGCCTGACTTAGTAGACCGCCTAATGGGTGTCAACTTGGAACATGGAGTGCCAAGTGGAACCAGGATTCCCATCCATGGGTTCTGTTCTGTTTTAGCAGAATACATCCGTGGAGGATTAACAGGTGCTGAAGCTACAGCACTTTGGGACATGACAGCTGCGCAAATAAGCCAGGCGCAAGCGTTAATCGTGAAGATGCAAGCGGGCGACATTGATCGCAAGCACCTAAAGGATGTTTTGTACCTTGCAGAGCTTGGTGAATACGATAGATCTAAAGTTCTAGCTAGGTTGGGATTCTAAGTAATGTATTACCGCCAAGCTTTCGCCACTAGGTTGAATTCGGAAGGCACTGGACCTCAAACGATCCAAGTGGATAACGGTGCAGGGCAAAGGCTTGGATTCGCCCCATCAGCTATGATTATCACTGTAACTGAACAAGCTACAGACACAGGTGGTTCCAACTGCCTAAATCACAGCACAGGTGTAACTGACGGTACGCTTAGTAGGGTGATTAGCCATCGCAGTGAAAATGGAATAACCACAGTAACGAATGCGGCGCTATATACAGATGATGGATTCGTTGTTTACGTAAAAACCAATGGTACAAATGTAACAGGATCATCTGGCGATGCTACATTGACATCCTTCAATGCAACAGACTCAGTCACTATAAACTGGGGAACAACTGTAGCTTTAGATTGCCGTATAAAAGTTGAATTTTTCTACCTTGAAGCTGGCGAAGAAGTTTCAGCAGATTTCAATCTTTACACAGCTACAGTATTCACAACAGGGTTTAGGCCTAGCTTCACTCTCCACTGGGAATGCTATGCAGGATCTCCGACCTCTGCATCTAATCGTCCAGATACGAAAATGAACGTAGGGATGTCAGCAGAGGATGAGTTCTCTACGATAGACCAATTCTCTCATAAATTGTTCTCAAACGATGGGGATTCAACATCTAATGTTAGAGAATGCTTAACAACTTCTGATATCCAGTGTGGGGAGGCTTACAACCAAAGGCGCAACGTAACCTACCAAGCAGATGATACAGGTTACACACTAAATCAAGTTGCAGGTGGTGTGATATCGTCTATGACTCTAGCAGTGAAATGCACAAACAAAGTTAAGCTTGTACGGGGATCATACAACACAGCGAACCAGACGATAACAGGTGCTGGGTTCACACCAGGCGCTGTCATCATGAATATGTCTACAACAACAACGACAAATGCAGGTGTCTTGTCAGGTGGAGGGTCAATAACAAGGGGTTGTTACGATGGCTACGAGAGTATCTTAGATTACGCATTTGAGAGTGACAGCGTAGCAACAACAGTAACAGATGCATTCATAAACACAGGGAAGCTGTTCCGTGCTGAAGAACCAAGTGGGACGAAGTGGGCTGGTGGTTTCAATGCGTTCACTGCCGACGGGATGACAACCACAACAACAACCACAGCAGCAAAGGGTTCAGGTTACATAGCGTTGTTCATTGAAGAGCTAGCAGCCCCCGCTGGGATCTCGATACCCGTAGTTTACCACCACAGACAAAGGAACGTATAATGTCTCAAATCATAAGATTTGACTCTACGCAAGAGATAACGATAGGGCCAGTCGTAGACTCAACTGATGGCAACACCCCATACACGACAAATGACATCCTATACACAGAAGTCATGGTCAATGTAAGTGGTGTTACGTTCGCAGCGAAGATCGATACAGTCGACCCTGTACATTTAGGCGGTGGTTTCTTCAGGGTTCGGTTGGGCACAGCTGACACGTTTATTGGTCAGATGCAAGTGTATATACATAAAGCCAACACCCTGTGCGCCGTCAGCAGATTCCAATGCATAACCAACGATGCTTACACTGCTCAGTACACAACTACGTCTGTTGGGTACGCGGGAGAGAGGGAGCTATACGACGCAATAAACTACTTGAGTGAGTTTGCGGGCGCTACGTCCACTAGGTATGTCCCGGCCACGGTTGCCGTTGGCGTGGGGTCAGGAGTGAACACAGGGTCGCTTGCAGATATACATGTATTAGACGGGAACTTCATGGAGGTGTTCTCTCTCACAACGAGTGAGTCGTCTATAACAATAGATTTCCAGTCTGGAAATGAGGTGCCGACAGCCGTAGTACTGTCTTCTATTTGGTCCGGCCCACAAGACGTGCACCTACCTATACAAGGTTGGGATTGGGATCTTAATGCAGGCGTTGGCGACTGGGTGAATATTGGGGAGATATCAGTGTCTAGGTCAACGGGCTTAGCTACAGAACCAGTAAAACCAGCGACTAGGCAGATACTGATAACGCCAGGTATGGGCAATGGGGTAGCAGGTAACGCCGGGGTCGTTAGGATTAGGTGTTACGCAGCAGAAGGTCAGTCTTACGACTTCAAGCTACACAGGGCACTGCTATCGGTGGAACATGACTGGTCGTTATTAGCGACCAGTATAGAGGCTGGCGATATCCAAGGACGCCTACCTGCTACGCTGTCTGCAAACAGCTTAATGCGAAGCGACGTTCAAGAAATCTCAGAGGACGCAGTGGCTGCGGACAACTTAGAGGCTATGTACGACGGGACCGGGTACACAACATCCGACACGGCTCCAGCTAGTAGGTCACAAGTAGACAGCATTGGCGCTTCCTCCGGAGGCTCGGTTAACATTGAAGCCACGGAAGACAATACTGCTGGTTCTATTACTCCATTAGCCACAGTTAAAGCTTGGGCCACCGCTACTGGAACCCTTGTCAATACTGAGTCTGAAGATGGAGTAACCCACGACTTCACTAAGGCTGGCTTTGACATTGACCACGTCTACGGTTACAGCATTGGGGGCGCAAGGACATCCACCGCTGTTTCTATATTGGTATCCGTCGGAGCCAAGAACGACACGGTGAAGGTGAAAGCGTTCAACCATCCGGGTAACTCCTGGGATACGATTGGTACGATTGTTGGTGGCGGCGCTACTGTTTACCAAAACCTTGAGTTCGCGCTACTTGGCAAACACACTGGTTCTGGAACGGAAATTGGCAAGACGTACATTCGCTTCGACTCTGAGGCCACAGACACAAATACAATTAGCATTGATAAGTGCTTAATATCCGCTGTCAACATTGGTCAATCAGTGGGGTACGCGCTAGGTCGTGTTTGGATTGATACGAACAGTACGGTTACTGAAACGGAAGCGTTCGTTAATGGAGTTGCTGATAATCCATGCGACACCATTGGCCATGCTATAACAGTGGCTGACAATGTTGGGTTGAAGGAGTTGAACGTATCACCAGACTCGACAATTACACTTGTTGCGAATTTGCAGAATAAGAACGTCTACGGTGTTGGTTACACATTGGCTTTTGGTGGGCAAGATTGTTCAGGAACGCACTTCTACCATGCGAAATGCTCAGGCACTGTACTTAGCACAGCTGGTGACCACGTAGACATCCTCGACAGCATTGTCGGGAACGTGACTGTCAACGATTCACATTTCACGAACTGTACATTTACAGGCACAGTAACACTCGACGCGGTGGCTGGTGACGTGAAGGTCGTAAATAGTAGGTCAGGTATCGCAGGTGGATCGACACCTATATTTGACTTCGGGGTAAGCGTAGCCACTAACCACAATGCAACTTTTGCTAACTGGCAAAATGGAATAGAGATTCGCAACTTCAACGCAACCACTGGTGGTGGAACAGACCTACTCTCCCTGTCGGGAACAGGTCAAATTATAATTGACTCCACTTGCGACGGCGGAACTATCCACCTGCGCGGGCAGTGGAGAGTGACGAACAACAGTGGCGACGTAGGGAACCCGGTAACGGTCATTTACGACGACGTCCACTCAGACGTTATCACAATCATGGAGGACACGAGCACCACGATCCCAGGACTACTACCACTTTCATTAGTCGGTGGTCGTATGGACTCGAACGTGAGTGCGATCAACAATGACAATGCGTCCGCGATCGCATTAGCGTTATCAACTGGCCAAATCGTTGTGGGAGTGGTAGCAGCAGGAACCCACTCGGCGACAGTGTTCGGAACAGACCTCACCCAGGCGGTGCCAGACCACTTCAACGGGAGGATCGTGATTTTCACCTCAGGGACACTAGAGGGCCAAGCGACAGATATCACAGACTACGCAGCTGGGGCGACTGGTGAAATAACAGTAACCGCCCTAACATCTGCTCCACTGGCTGGTGTTGCGTTTGTGATTGTGTAACCCATGGCTCAAATTACGTCACTCTCACCACTAGGATCACCGGGACGTAAGTACACCTTCGTCGCAAAGGGCGTAGCTGTAGGCATACCGTACAACCGCGTGTTTAACGAGTCGGTTAACGCGACTGAGTCCCATGCGTTCCTACGGGCGATCGATTTCTCAGAATCATTTAACGCAACCGAAAGCCACAGGCTTTTGCGGGAGATCGACTTCTCGGAATCGGTTAACGCAACCGAGGGTCTACAGCTATCGAGGGCAGTAGAGTTCACCGAAAACTTGAACTCTACTGAAAACCTTCTAGCTGACCGTGTAATCCTCAGGTCTTTCTCGGAGTCAGTCTCGATATCTGAGTCTTCGGCTTACGACCGGGCGATATTCATATCGTTCCTGGAGTCGTTGTTGGCTGGGGAATCATCTGTAACCTCGTCCTCTTCTGGGAACGACGTGGTGCTCTCGTTCTTAGAGTCGCTATCGGCGAACGAATCAATAACCGTCGACTCTGGATTCGTGAGGTCTTTCTCTGAGACTTTGGCTGCAACTGAGTCATCGTCTACTGCGAGTGAGATCGTTAGATCCTTCTCAGAGACATTGCAGGCGAATGAGTCTGTATTCCGAGAAAAAGGGCTCATATTCAACGAGGCACTCAATGTATCTGAGTCGCTATCAAAAGACGTTGGAGTCCAATTTGACGAGTCAGTTACCGTTGGCGAGGGCGTCCTCTTTGATAGAGTTGTAAATTTAACATTCACAGCAACGGTCAACGCAACAGAGTCGGCGAACATTGGTGGAGTCTCCGCTGACAACCTGACCATAAATGAGACGATCGGCGCGTCTCAATCGATATCTATATCGAGAGAAGTTGTGTTCAACGAGAGCGTTGGGATCTCAGAGGCTATCTACAAAGACATGGCGATTGAGCTTTCGGAGGCAGTCAGCGCAGTAGAGTCTCAACTGAGAACTCCGTTAGTATTCACAACGATAGTTCAAGTCTCAGAAAGTACAGCTATCATAGCTGTCACGCAGGATCAGATTCCATTACAGATCAAGGGGCGCAGCGCCTCAATGCAGGTTTCGGGGCGAAGCGCTTCGATCAGTTTGATTGGTAGGAGCGCATGAGTCGCCCAGACGCAATAATCGAAGACAGTCAACAGATAGCAGTCGGCACAAGCATGTTGCTCGCAGTGGATTTCCGGGAGATCGACGGGCAGTCGTTCACGATCTCGTCTGCTACTGTGACGATCCATGACGCTAACAAAGCAGAGGTTGACCCAAACCTAACAAACCTTGCAGCTGGCGTGACGACGGGTGATTTCTCTGGCGAGGTTAGAGTTCAGAGAATCTTAGCGGCTGCGGATATGAATATTGCCGTAGGTATCTACTCGGCGTTGTGGTCTCTTGTCTTCTTGGACGGTCAAACTAGACTTGTAAGGCAAGCCTTAGAGATGAGAGCGGTATGAGTGACCACGAGGGAGTTCTATTGGGCACACTAGGGTCGTCGGACTTTAGGGGCTTTACGGCTTACGAGCCTTTGACGCCTGAGGAATTTCGATCGCTTAGCGAAGCTGACATAGTAAAAAACATGCCAGACGCCAAAATGACTAGGCTTTGGTTGGTTCCAATCCAGCGCATGTTGCAGCAGTCGTTCCAGATCGACCAACGTAGCTACAGCACGGGCACAGTACCGACACTGGCGGAGTTGGACGAAGACTTCAAAGTAGCAACGGTCATTTGCATTGATAAATTCTCACTTAATGAGTCTGAGCTGTCTGGTAACGAGTCCGTCTCTGGATCAGGTTCAATGACTTGGGACAATAAGGTTCCGCCTAGGGCTGAGCAGCTTCTTGCTCGGTACAAAAACAGGGGCGGAAGAATAGGCAGGGCTTAGTTGGCTGGTCCAAGAAAAGACACATCTATCAGCAAGCGAGAACGAGAGCGGCTCGTGAAGTTCTACAAAGAGGCTATGGAGAGTATAGCTGAGTCTATTGTGCTCAACGTACTAGACTCCGATCGCCCTCGATTCGTAGCCTTACTACAGGAGACGGAGGCGACCCTCTTTTTACTGGACAAGAAAGCTGCGAAGTGGGCGAGGCGGAACATCACAAAGCTCTACCGTGGAAACCTCAAATTCGTCGACCGTAAGATCAAGGTTGACGGCAAGAAGTTAAATCGAGTGGGCTCAGCTTCAGCGAACGCAGGCGTGCATGACGCTATAATTCGAGATCTAATTTTAAATCCTGAAAATGGTCTAGGACCCAGGCTCAAAGCTGCTAGTGACGGCGTCAGGAAATCAATAAAAGGTTACGTGAAAAGCCATAGAGCTTTACTTCGGCAGATAGAGACAACAAATAGATCGCTAGCGTCGAGCATACTCAAGGGTGAGACCGCGCCAGTGACCGCAGACGCCGTCCTTTCAGCTTTCTCTGGTGAGAGTAGCTCTACGTTCATGGGGCTGCCAACGACCCGCGTGACAAACCTGGCGAAGGGGTTGATCGACGCACCGTTTGTGACCTACGCTAATGGCAAAAAGGTTTCGCTCGATCACTACGTCCGAATGCTTAGTGTGACAAAGGAGTCTGAAGTTAGAACTCGTTCGAGAAACGCAAGGCTACAGGAGCGTGGGTTAGACCTCGTACAGGTCACTCCAAACCCACCGATCACGCCGGACGCTTGCTCGCTATACGCTGGGAGAGTATTCGCTTTGACCCGTGAAGCTTCTGCGAGAACTGGCTATCCGATGCTGTCACAGACCCCGAATGGGGGGCCTCCATTCCACCCATTTTGCACACACTCAACGCTGCCATGGATAGAAGAGTTGCAAACTAAAAGTGAGGTAGACGACGCTGAGGGTAGCAATATCAAAGGGTTAAGTACGACGAAGGGGGTTCCTAATGCGATCCTCGACGTAGATTTCAAACAAGCGAACGCCTACTTCAAGAAAAAGGGTGGAATGAAGTTCGCCGCCAAGCAAAATCCGCAACTGAAGAAGGCGCAAGTTTCTTCAGTCGCAAATAAAGAAGTCAGGGACGCTCTGGAGCCCTAACCGCCCTCTGCTTCAATGGAGTCAGCCATAGACTGGATGGCCGCTGGTTTTAGGGTGACTCTTGAAGAGTTCGTTTCAGGGCCATCCATGCCGAGCGCTACGATCTCTTCGAAGAACCTGCGGGCGCGAAACTCGCTCCCCAACAAAACAGACATCACGTATTTAGTAACCCCCTTATCCCTGGAAAGCCTCGATAACACAGCCTCCCTCTCCGCCACGGTCATATCACCTAGGTTCCAATCCTCCTGAGCTTTGTCCCCCTTGGGCGCGATATTTCGAGAGATCCTGACCCGCGCAGCGTGCACGCTTTTCTTGGACTGTTTTATTAGGTCAGCGTCACCGCACAAGTCCGCCAGCGGGCAACGGTCACAAATCTTTTGATAATCAACTCCGTTCTTAGCCATCGTCCGTTTGATTTTATTTAATTCACAGACGGGATCTCGTCTGCCTAAGAGTTTGCAAAACAACGTCTTAACACCAAGTTCCTTAGCGGATATCAAATCTCACCAGTCTTTGCGATTAGGGTTTAGCGCCACCCAAACCTAGCCGAATAGGTATCTTATGGGTTTTGCGCACATTTTTAGTGGTAGTACATACACTAACACGGATAAAAAGCAGCAGAGCGTATTTCTCTTGAAGTTTCTGCAAGATACAATCTAGGTTAGAGATAGGAGACGCCATGCGAACCAACAGGGTCGTAAACATAAAGAGGCAAGCCGCGAGGTCTGGACTTGAGGCTGGTCGGTCGTTGCAGATGTACAAGCCTGCGGTCAGAGCGTGGATACACATCTCCGCTGGGGTTTTAGAGACAAATCTAGGGGAGCAGTTAGACACCAATGGCACAATAAAAATGCCAGGAAACGTCCTGAGGTCAGGTGACGTGATCGAGGTGATCCCTGAGGTGAATAATAAGTACCGAGTTGAAGGCGTTGAGCAGATCCTCTCCCCAGCTGGGCGAGTTGTCGCTATGCGAGGAGTCCTAATCAGAGACTCTAGTTTGGAGGGTTAGTCATGGCTAAGGGTCCATTGAAGTCAGCTGGGTTCAAGGTTTCCACAAAGAACCTCGATGCCAAAATAAAGGAACTTCAAAAGCGGTTTGGAAAAAAGAAAACCAGGCAGGTTCTAGAGATATTGGCGGAGCGCGTCTTAGCTAGATCGAAGAAGCGAGCGCCGTTAATGTTTGGGGGCCTCCGCGACGCCGAGTACATCAAGAAAGCCAAGAGGGGTGGTGTTAGGTTTGGGTTCAACAAGAAGTATGCATCGGTTATGGACCTTGGATTCAAGAAGTCCGTAATCAGGCCGATCAGGGGTCAGTTCCTTAAGATCCCTATCTCGGATCGCGCGAAGCGTGGTTTAGTTAAATCTAAAAAAAGAAGTATATTCAGCCGTCTGTCGAGGAAACCAAAAGGTATACCTAGCGGCAAGGGTCGTGGGGCGCGTACAATAAAGGGCAGGCAGAACCCTGATTTCATCTACGTGAAGCAAGTGCGCACGCCAAAAGCTGTTAAGTTTCAAAAATCAGGTCCAAATATGTTCTTTTCTGGTACTCTGAAAGGGCAAGCAAGAAATGGTACTCTGTTAAAGTCACTAGCGAAGATAGCAGAAGCTAGGCTTTTCAAAGGCAAGAAATGACAAGTACAACAGGATTCATATCTGCTTTGGCGAACCACCTCGCAAGTTTGCCAGAACTCAGCCTAACGGTGGGGACTAACCTCTTCGCCGAGAGTTTGCTAGATGATCCTGCTGTAGGTGAAGGATCTGTAATCCTTTACGACCGAGGGTCGGAGTTGTTGCCTAACTACTACCACCCTCAAATGTTCTGGACTATCAGTATTTCTATGGTTGGGAAAACGAGACTTACAGTAATGGAGTCCGTTCGATCAATCATGGATACGGTGGTCGGCACGAAGTTTCGTTCAGAGTCAGACTCAAACGAGAGCTTCAAAATTTTAGCTGTGACTCCGGTTGAACCCGGCGTTTCACTAATCGAAAAACTGGACTCAGGCCGCTTCCTCGCTGAGGCTCTAATCCAGGTCCACGTCATACCCACTTAGAAAGGACTGACTAATGGTCGGTTACTTAGGCGGGAATGTCGACAGGAACGTAGAGATCGCTGGAGGCATTCGGATCTTCTTCCGAAAGTCTGGCACTGCAAATTTCGAGAACTTCGGTGACGTTTCCGATGTTTCCTCGAACCCTCTCGTTGAATATGTCGACTTCCTGAGTGCACAAGATGGAACAGAGGCTTTAGCCAAGAAGCTGACCAAGACAAAAGGTCTAGCTATTGAGATTACAGCCAACGAGGTCACCCCAACGACCCTTCAGTACGCTTACGGGGCTAGCGCTCCAGTGAGTGGATCGATCAATGCGCCCGCCTCAGATACTCCAAAGAGGGTTGGTACTACAGGTGGAACCTACACACTAAAGGATGCCACGATCGTAGCCGCCATCTCCGTCCGCAGTGAAGACGGCGCGACTGTTTTCACAGAAGGAACGCACTACTCCATAGCCGGGAACGTCCTGACTGACCTGGAGAGCACAGGCGGGTCAATGGGTGCCGCTACTGGAGACAAAATTCACGTGCTGTACGACGTCGCTTACGGCGCTGCGCAGGTAATGGAGATCTTGGACGACGACAACATCGAGGGTGCTATGCAGTTCCAAATCATCAATCAAGATGGTGGAATGACACAGATCCTTGAGATTGACTCCGTCAAAGTCGAAGTCACTGACACAATCGACTTCTCAACTGACTCTAACCAATCCCTTTCCATGAAACTGACAGCGCAGGTTGTCGGCGGACAGATCGGGCGACTCTACATCAAGTAAGTAGCAAGACGACGAGGTACAGAAAATGGCCCATGACAATGTAACGCCCGTCCGCCGTGCGTTTGGTATCGAGGCAGATATCAAGCTGGACAGCGGTCGGGAATTGCGTCTCCAGAAATGGAGCGTATCGAAGACGATAAAGCTAGGCATGACGGTTTCAAGGATCTTCGCAGAAGGTCTTTCGATCCTGAAAAGACAATCACAACTCTCATTCGACAAAGCCTGCAAAGAAGCGAAAGCTGAAGGCTACGAAGAAGGGGATGACGGTTGGCCTATTGAGTCTGAGTTGGACATCTTGAGAACGTCCGACATCGTAGCGACACTGCCCGAGCTAATCCTCAAATCAACAGAGGATATCGCCGAGTTCATTGAGTCCTCACTAACACTCAAGGGCGGAGTCAAGCAGTTAACTAAGGAGCAAATCCTTGGTGAGTCCGAAGACGACGAGAAGAATCTAGACCTGGACGAATTCCCAGATCTACTTCGCTTAATCATCGAGCGGAACTTGACTGCTAAAACTGTAAAAAAGTGGAAAGCTCTGTTCGCGAGCGGGGCGAGTCTACTGAGGTAGATGAAGACCTAGCAGACATGCTCCAAGAGCAATCGCTTGAAGACATGCTGCTTTTTCTGATCGAAAATGGATTGCCCTATGACGCTGTTTACGGATTCCACGACGGATGGGATTTCGAACGGCTTTACAGGGCTTTCCTATACTTCAAAACTCGCGAGACTGAAAACCTGAGAAGCGCAGCACACGCAGCGGTCATCGGTGCTTCTGTTATGGGGTCCACCAAAGGGTGGGAGTCATTCATGAAGAAGACTGGCGAGGTGTTGTCAGGGATCAAAGGTGAACGCTTCGACGGAGATGAGCGTTGGACGCGTCATGAGAAGCAAAAGAAAGCCGCAGATTTGACACGTCAATTCCAGAAGCTTGCAGGCTTGGTCGTTGGAAAGCAGAAAGGTAAACAACTGTGACAGCGATATCAGTAGGCTCACTAGAGGCGGAGTTCACGCTCGATATTACGGAGCTGAAGGAGTCTTTGCGTGAGACTAAATCCAAGCTAAAGGAATTCGCCGATGACGTAGATAAGCAAATGAAAAAGTCCACTAGGGCGACCAAGAAGTTTGTTAGGGCTGCAAATAGGATAGCTCCGTCTATAGCCAGGGGGGCTAGAGCTTTAAGCTTAATGGCTAGGACGGTGTCAGTTCTAAAGGGGGCGCTAGTAGCGGCAGTTGCAGGGTTCGGTGCTCTAAAGTTAGCTGGGCTGGCGGCTGAAGTTAGTAACGCCGAGCAGTCGTTTGGCACGCTAACTAGGAGTATCGGAGGTGACGCCACAGAGGCGATGGCCTTGTTGAGAAAAGCCACCAAAGGAACGGTGGACGACCTAACGATCATGCAGCAGACAAACCAGGCGATAATCCTGGGTGTTGGTAAAAACGTCCAAGAGATCGCTAAGTTAGCAGAGGCTGCACGTAGGCTAGGTAAAGCGACAGGTCGAACAGCGGCTCAGGGCATGGCTGACCTCGCCGTGGGAATCGGACGTCAATCACGTCTCATCCTAGACAACTTGGGTATCATAGTTCGAGTGGAAGCTGCGAACAAGAAGTACGCCGACTCTATAAATAAGACAGTAACAGAACTAACAGCTCAAGAGCTACAAGCGTCCTTTAACCTCGCAGTAATGGACGCTATCGACGTGAAGCTCAACAAGCTTGGCGAGGACACGTTAACATTCGCAGACGTGTTCGCTAGGGCTAACGCCTCGATGACTAACTTTTTCACGAACTTAGCAAGGAATGTAACTCCAGCGCTAACAAACCTTGGCAACACCTTACAGGCGATTGACGGAAGTGGCGCGTCTTCGCGACTCGGTACGGCGCTAAGTGACGTATTTGATAGCATGGCTGTTTTCGTTGGGGCGAATTCAAATCGCATAACGAACTTCATTAATACGTTAGCTGTTGGTTTTGGCGTACTCCTAAAGGTGATAAAAGACTTCTCACTAAACACCTTCAATGACTTAATGTTGATACTTAGCGGTGATACGACAAAAGCTGGGGAGGGACTCGGAGGAGTGGTTGGAAGGATTCTGGCTATACCTTTCAAGATAGGCGTCGAGCTTGCTCACGGAATTTTCGCTGCTTTTCAAAGCCCAGAAGCAGCGGCTGCGATAAAAGCTTTCGCTAACGCCATGAAGTCTGAGTTCTTAGGCATAGGCCCTAGTAAGGGTGAAATTGGAGTACTACAGAGCGCACTAGACGGCGCTACTAATTTGTTTGTATCGAGTTTCTTCTCAGGGAGGGCTAGCTTTGGAGGGGGAGCGCAAAGAGAAAGAGCAGCCCAGGCAGCGATCGAACGATCCAGGGCCAGGAAGTTTGGCGCTAAAGCTGTCGTTGGCAAATTGGTTGCTGGTACAACTGAGTCAATCGACAGCTTTATAGATAGAGTTAAGAAAGCAGTCAATCTTAAGCCAACATTCGACAAAAGCTTAGTTAGTAGATCTGAAGCCTTAAAGAAGGCTACTGAAGAGTTGGCGAGGTTGTCAAATGAAACACCTGAGTCACTAGCGAAGTCTACGGACAAGTTTGAGGATCTAAAGAATGCTGTAAATGAAGTCTCCGCAGCTATCGGTTTGTCAGGCTCAAGGGGTGCTAAAGAATTAGTAAACAAGACTCAGTCCGAGATAGATCGACTAGAGCAGGCGAGGGAAGCTGCGAAGTTCATTGGCGGTAGTCCGAACGCTGGAGCCGCACAAATCTTTGACGCTATATCAGCAAACCAAGACGCTAGGAATAGACTCGCCTCTATAGAGGCTGCGGCAGAAGCTGAGGGGAAGCTTACAGCCGCAAGGGCGATACAGGAAAAGCAGGGCCTAGCTCGTCAAGCTAGGTTGAAAGAGGAGAAGATCGAACTGCGCAACGCTGCGGATTTCCAAGCGCGAGCGGCGTTAGCTGACAACCAGAACAAGAAGCGATTAAAGTCGTTGATCGGAGATGTTACCGAAGGTGAGTTTTTACGGCAGTCGATCGCTATTGGAAACATAAAGCTCAGTGAGCGAGAAAACGACTTAGTTGAGAAGTCACTAGGTTTCATTGAGGCTAGGCTAGATAAGACTGGGATCGTTGGCGATGCCAGGGAGTTAGAGCTAGCGAACTACAAAGAGCTTCTAGAACTAGCTGCTAAGATCACAGCAGAGATCAAACGCCGCGAAGCCGCGACCCGTGACGGAATAAAAACCGCGAAAGAGCTAGCAGACGCTGAGGGGAAGATACTCAAGGAACAGCAGGACGCCTTAGTCGAGACTTCCAGGGCTCTAGCTAAAGACGTTGGATTTGGACTGTTAGACGCTTTCAGGGAAGGTTCCTCAGCGGTCACAGCGCTAGCGGACGCGTTCACTAACGCACTAGAGCGACAACTAGGTCAACTGTTAGACAACATGGCGAAAGACTTAGCCCTCCTATTGGAGGAGAGTATCTCAACGTCTATGGGGAAAGCGATCAGCGGAACACTCGGCGTCGCTGCTTTGATCGGGCTAGCCGCATTAGATAGATCAAAGAACAAAGGGTCCGAAGAGCGAGAGCTAGCGTTCGACGAGATCGCAACGGACTCAGCTACAGCTGTTCGTGGCGTAGTTGCGGGGCCAGAGAACATAGCGATCGGCCAAGCCGGGAACGCGATACGTGAAGCGAATCGGGGAGTCGAAAGTCTCCTGTCTGATATTTTGAACCAACTACAAGCGATGTCTGGATTCGGCCTTGAGCCGGGCGGCGTCGGGTCGACAGGAGCAGTGTAAATGACAATCGGACAATTCATTGGAAATTTCCAACTAGACGACGTTTTGACGTTTGCATTCTTGCGTCGAGGTGAAGATGGAACGCAAGGCTGGGCGACTGAAGCTCCAGCTTTCTACGACGTAATGGAGCTAAGCTTAACAGGGGCAGCTCCAGCTGTGATTTTCAACAACGGAGCAATGACACACAGGAGCGTGCAGGTCAGCGAGCTTTACTGCCCCAGCGGTACATTAGAGACATTGAGCACCGCGAACGGCTACGAAGAAGGTCGGACCTACGTGGTGGTTGTGAAGTCTGATAACGACGCGATCCCGACACTTGCATCTATGATGCACTTCAGAATAGACGTCCAGAAGTCAATTGTCGATGACACTCAACTACTGTTCGACGTTGAGACCACAGATAGCGCAGCGGAAACGAAAGCTAATTCAACCATAGGTCGCTTGCAGACCCTCGAAAGGAATCATGAAGATGTCATCTTCCCAAGAACTAAACGACTACTTGGATTACTTGGAGAGCACCAGCTCGTCGATGGATATCTCTATGACGACGACGGTAACCCCACTACTTTGCGAATTAGAATCTTCGACACTCTCGCAAATAAGGACGCAGCTTCAATCTGGCGCGACCGTCAAAACGACGCCGACCCCACGGCGGGCTCACTTGAAACCGGAGAAATTGCAAGATATAGCTCAGTCATTACAAGCCTTCTGCCCAGGAATCTAAGAACAACCTACCAACAAACAATCGACTCTGAGCAGATCGACAACAACCACACAGGATCGGTGATTTAATGCACGCTCAGCGCTTTTGCGACAACAACACTGCGACGTTGGCGTCCGTAAACGCGCTGACTCATTGCCCGCAGCCACCACACTGTATCCCAAGGCGGTCTGGTGAACCTCTCAGTTACGTCGCTGTCGAGAATGACGACTTAGCCACCAGGACATTCACTCAGTCAGGATTAGTCTACGTCGCCTACGTAGGGGCTAATCCGTGGCTTGAGGATGTCAAAAGGTTGTGGGTGGACACGAACGACGGTAACGGGCTGCAACTATTCTACAGGTCAACAGATGCAGCAGTCGCGAGCGCGACGGCAGTGGATGGGGAGTGGTCGTTCCAGGTCGCAAGCAGCTTCTTGTTGATACACTCAAAACTAGGGAACCCAACTAGCCAAGGGTGGACGATAATCCGCGATGCCGACGTGGCTGTGCACGCAGACCACCACAGCACAAGGAACCTGCAACGACACAGATGGATATCTCACCCAGCTCTAGGTGAGTTCGAGTACCCGTCGCCGCCAAATAGGACTGTGAACTATTGGAGGTCTGCGATCCGTGGGTATGACGTCCAGGCTTCGAAGACCCTCCGGGGCTCTGTGACAACTAGGGACATCCAGCAGTGGGAGGACATTGTAATCACTGAGGTCTGGGAGGGTGGTGGTGACCGTGTGTCGATGCTTGCGGAGTTCTTCGATGCCCTGCATCTGGTTATGATTACAGAGCCAGCAATCGGTAGATATGTCGGTTGGGCTCCGCAAGACCTGAGTTACCAACGCCACATGATACTACCGCTCGCAATAACTGTCGGTAGCTCAAAGGGTGGGGTAGATATCAAAGAATGGCGAGCTAGGCAGAACACAGCCGTCGATTCCTACATAGACAACCAGGTGAACTTTAGCTTTCGACTGATAAGGCCAGCCAGGCTAGTCGACTCATTCCTTATCGCTGGAGGTTGGTGATGTCGAGTTTGATACCATTAGAGCCTGTACAGAACGCTGTCTCATTCCGTGACCGAGTCTCAATAAAGCTGAATAGATCTGGGACGGAACTCCTCAACCCCATCGCTGGTAGTGACCGAAATGGTAACGGCGGCGTCGGTGGTCACGGAGTCCAGTTAAAAGGTCACCTGCAAGACGCTGCCGAAACAGTCGACTCCGCGACGGCGCGAATCGTCGACGACGACGGTGTGTCCATCTCAACTTACAATTTCAAATCTGAACTATCTCTAGATATATCGAACTTGTTATTTTCTGCGAATTTGATCGCTGGCGTGCACTTGCCAGTAGGCCGAAACGAAGTGACGATCTCGTTCAACACGGGTCGGATCATCAAGCAGCGAATCTACGTCGCCGAAAACCTGCACGCTGTAGCAATCAACGGTGAGACGACAACTGAAACGGTTCCGGTCACGATCTTCATGGAGGCGATCGACGGTAATATAGAGGTTAGCTGGGGTGTTAGTTTTTACCCGAGCTGGAACGACGAGATCGGTCGTCAGCACGGCGCGAATGTAGAGGCGCTAGGTGGCGCGATCGTGAAGCCTTACGGCGGCGCGAAAACGGTAGAGATCTATCGCGTGGGGGCGGTGCATTTATCTGAGCGTAACTGTGAAACCTTGAACAGGATGTCATGGACCCCAACAGGGTCTGGAGAGATCCAAACATTCGAGTGCCGATTTAGAAGTCTAACAGGGTCTGCGAATTGGGTTTGGGCTCAATTCAAGGTTAAGTTCGTCGCTTGTCCAGAAGAAGGCGCTCCAGTAACAACGGTAACTGAGACCTACGACAATAACCCGAAGATCAACCTCCCCACAACTCCGCCGGACACCCCGAGAATCCCACCAGAGGACGGATACGTCCACCCTGGACCAGGCGATGAGGTTAGGGTCCACGTTGCAGATATCGGCCACAGGCTTGGCGAACTCACAGACGCGGCGACGGGTCGAATTCGACTGAGAGGTTACAAAGGCGGAATTTCAGACGACGGATCAACGATGCTGTCAGGTGTCTACACTGGTGAGCAAATTGTTGCGATCGCCACAGTAGACGTTGGAACAGACGTGACAATCACTTTAGCTTCTGGGGACATTGGTTCCCCAACCATGGTGGTTGCTGAGATACAAGTCGACGATGGAGCGGGAGGATGGATAAGTGGTAACTCGATCATCCACTACCTCGACGAAAGTGACGTGGGTAGTCTTCCAGACGCTCCAACAGTTTCGTCTGTCAGTTTCAGCTACGGTACAGACACGTTATCGTATACGTTAGACGATTACGGTTGGATTAACGAAGACGTCACCCTACACATCAAACCACTCTCCTCAGTCATTGCGAACAAGTCTGGCTTAGTCCAAGTCGTGGCTGACATGGGGATTGAAACAGGAGGAGCTGAAACGACGAGTACAGTCCTTTACTCTTCCGGCACTGGAGCTAAGACGTTCGCCTACAACACGACGAACAACGAGGCGATTTGTGTGTGGTTTACGAATTCATACGGAGCCTCTTCGACGATCTCGTTCTTCGACAAGAGTGTTTCGAATGGGAACGTAATCAAACAAGGGCCGACGATTTCAGCAGCTTCCCTACAGGGCGCTCTTACGCCGAGGAGCCGAGTAGACTTCACACTTGACGCCGACGGCGGACACTTATCAAACCTCACTCCGGTCTTAATAATCGTGGACTCCGCGCAAGATCAAGTGCAGGTTACGATGTCTGCGATCACAACAGGCTCAGGTTCGAGATCGTTCAACCTCAATACTGGGCACGTAGACATCGACGGTCACTACTACTTAGGTCTGGTTGGTGCGCAAGGTGGCATGGCTTCGAACATGTTACATATCGACAACACAGTTCTAGGAACTAACACACTTCTAGCTTAGGGGTAGCAATGGGCGTCGACGCTCTGCGAGGCACACAACTAGATGCGTTATGGTCTAGCGACCAAGAGCGTCGCCCAGCCTTCGCTGTGTATATATGGAACCCCAGACAGGTCACGATCCAAGACGTCGTTAAGGGTGAGTGGCTCGGTGCTCGATTAGACATTTCCGATTTCGTAAAATCTCTACAGGTTTCACAAAATCAGGTGTTCGAGAACTCTGAGGACGCTGTCTCTTCGAGGTGTTCCCTAGTAATCGAGCACTCGACTGAGGGGATGGTTGTAGGTAATGGCCGAAGGATCAGTATCGATCAAGATCTATTCCGAGACGGCACTGCGATCCAAATCGTAGAGGGTGACCGAAGGATTCACCGAGACGGTTGGCCTCCAATATTTACAGGTGTTATCAAGGGGTTCCCATCCGCGAACACTGCGCTTAGAGGTGAGTCGAGGAAGATTAGAATTCAGTGTTTCGGTAGGGCAGCTGTCTACCAGAAGCAAATAATCGTAGGCCAGTCATGGCCGTTCGACACAGACCTTGGTGACATGGCTGTCTCGGTAGCTATGGAAGAGTTAGCTCTCGATCGTGAAGAGATCCGATTTGGTGAGTTTAACTTCAAGACTCAACACAAAGCGAATCAGCTCACGCAGATCGGTAAAATGCAGGGGCTGTACGAGATCATGAAGCACGTCGACCGGAAGCCATACTTCGACGCTTCAGGGTTCTTGGTGTCACACGACACAGACTTCGATAAACCGCCAACGTACATCTACAACAAGTCTGTGTTAGTGAAGTCGATCAAGAGGTCGCAGCAACTGAAATCGATCGTGAACTCGGTTGAGGTTACAGGCCTTAACTCAACGATGGATAAGATCACTCAGCCGGTTAGGGATATCAAAGAGGTCACAGTAACTACTGGTTACTTCGACCATTCGTACCGTGAGAACTTCTACTACTCAGACGATCGCACTCGGCGAGTTCAAAACACTTCAGTCCACCGCAAGCACGGCGGAGGGCTCGGGCAAGATGTTGAATGGCTTGAGATCGATGAGTTCCATGGCCGACTAACGATAGACACGGGTTACGCCCCGTGGATAGTCCCGTTGATCGTAGCTGTTTGGGTTCTCATAGCGATTGCAGAGTACGTCTTAGATGAGTTGATCTCACTGCTGACGTCCGCGTCGCAAGCTGAGGCTGTTATACCATTGACGGTCATGAGGTTGACGTTACAGATGTCAAAAGCCGCCACAATGGTAACGCTACTAACGACACTGACGAAGCTAGGTCGTTACAGGATCACCATCCAAGGCGAGCCGTTCGAATACGTTTACCAAGAGAACCGTGCGATCGCGGCGCTCAAGGGTGTGCACGTCGCTGACATGAACGAGCTAAAGCTGACAATGCCTTGGCTCAACACACCTGAACTCTCAAAAGAGAAAGCTAAAAAAGCTCTACGGCGAGAGCTTGTAAAAGGGCAGCAGTACACGATCGCGCTGTTCAGTAACGGGCTCTTAGAGGTGGACGACATTGTCGTAATCCGCGACCCTAAACACCTACCAAACGATAAGTACTGGCACTTCTATATCAACACGATCCAGAAGTCATTCACCAGGGGAAGCGGCGACGCCGAGATGCAGATAACGGCGTGGCACTGCAAGTCAACGGACTCGGTATGATAGAGGGCGACTTCGTAAATATCGTCTACAAGGTGGATAAGTTCTACAGGAGAAATTGGTCCGTTGAGATCTTGAAAGTTCCAGGTCGCATAAGAGCGATTGAGGGTGAATCTGCTTGGGTTTACTTCTACGGCGAGGCAACTCACTTTGGTAGGCTACCAGGGGGGATTTCGCTTTACTGTGAAAAGCGGAACCTCGTAGATCTTGAGATTCGCCAAGAGGAGATGGACGACCCTATGGAATTCTATTGGGCTGGAGAGTCGGCTGGTTTAGCGTCTGCGGTCAGAGACACACCTCTGTCGAAAAAAGAAAGCCTAGTTTCACGGCTGAAGAGGGAGGATTAACAAGTGTCCCAACTAGCGACGATCAGCGACATCAAACAGCTCGCTGCGATCGAGGCTTTGTCCGCCAATAGAAAGATCCTCGGAGTCACGTTAACTCAGGCGAGGTACGAATCATTCCCAGATGCCAGCGACCCCACGTCGGTCAAAGAGTTCGTAACGGACATCTTCGTTTTGAACTCGCCGACGCAAGCGGTAGTCCTAGGTCTTGCAGGTGGATACCGCAGAATCAACAATGTTTTGATCGGTACGACCGCGCAAGGTGATTTGATTAGCGACTTTAACGTCCCTGTTGAAGTTGTGAAAAACTCCACGGGGCAGTTAATGATCATCGGGCGGGCAAAAGTCTCGCTCCCGACGCTTCGTGTGGACGAGTATGGATATCGTGATCTACAGGTCGGCCACATATCTGAGCTTAAATACGTGGACGGGAGATGGATCGATCCATTTGGTTACCCAGTTCTGCCTTCACACACTTCCAGCGACTTCGGAGCTGTTGTAAGCTTGGAGACGTCAGCAGCTGGCAGACTGTCTCGGTTTGACGAGTTGGACAAAGACGACGACGGGAACGTCATCGGACTAGATATCAATCCATTCCAAAGGACGATCGTAGAATCGCCCAGGATTTGGACAGTCAACGCCACTGAGACGGTTGGCGTAACCGAAACGGAGACAACCTAATGGCATTTAACGCGCCGAGTTTAAACCAAGTGGCAGCAGCAGACACTGATTACCGCACCAAAATAAACAACAACACCACCTCAATTGAGGATGCGTTCAACTCAATTGAGACCACATTTGCGGCATCGCAGGATGGCACGGCGGAGCAGATCTCAACGGATCACTACAGGCGCACAGCTGGTAGCGATCCGATCGGAGGGGTGATCGGTACGCTGTCGTGCGTGTTCGACGGATCGGTCGCTGATGTCGTGACGTTAAAGGCCTCTAACTTGGACTTGTCTAGCAACGCCGTCATGAGTGGGACGCGCAGGTCGAAGATTGGTGACATATCAATTGATTTGACAGCACTAGGCCTCGCAAACGTCAACGACCAGACGATATTCGTAGGGCTCAACACACTATCCTCAGCGAGCTTCGACGGCGTGGCCGCGTCGCTAGCCTCAGGTATGGCCCTTGCCCTATATGAGGTCGTGGTGGACGTTGCAGCTGGTGTCTACACTGTGACGAAGGTGAAGCGCGTCCCGAGGACATTGATCTGGGACAACACGGTGCAGCAGGAGATGCTAGAGCGCCCACAGACGTTGACCTATTCGATCTCAGCTATGGCGGCGTCAGAAGACTTCCTCTTCCCGTTGCCGTTTGACTGCTCGATTAAAAAAATGTCGTGGTTTAATAAAACGGCCTACGTAGCGACGCTATCGGCGATAGAGATAAAAGATTCCGCTGGCGCAACGAGCTACCTGACAATCACGCAGGCAAACCCAGTAGCAAACACGGTATACTCGGCGAACGTGTTGGCGATCTGGGACGGAGTTGTTTTCGCGGAGGGCACCGTGCTAGAAATCAGTAGAAGCGCAGAAGGCGTATCCTCGGACGCGATCTTCACAATTGAACTCTTACCCGCTTACAATATGCCTACTCAATAGTAGGAGAATCGTAATCCATGGACAGTAACGAGGAGAATTTTGAGTTGGCCAACAATTCTAACAAAGGCAGCTCGGAGCGCATCGCCGCCTTGGAGGTCTCCCATGAGATGCTCACAAACGACGTCCGAAGCCTCGCCAAGTCCGTCAGGGACGTAGCTAGACAAAACCAAGAGTCCATGAACGCCCTCAGCAAGGAGCTATCACACTCCATCGAGGCCGTGACAGATAGGATATCAAGCACAACGAAAACACCGTGGGCGAACCTTCTCGCAGGTGTGGGAATAATCCTCGTTGTCGCTGGAGCTTTCTGTTCTGGTTACTTGCGCGACCAAGGTCGTATTGAACGTACCGTTTACGACATACAAAAAAGCTTGGGCGATCACCTGAGCAGTAAGGGTCATTTCAGGACTGAGGCAAACGAGAAAGCTATCCGTGAATTAGATGTCGTTCTACAGCGGGAAATGCGACTTTTAGACGCACGGGCAGACACAGAGATCAAAGCGATCAGTGAACGCCTACACAGGGAGATGGAGTTGCAGGGCAGGGCCTTGAAAATCCAAGCAGATCTTTCGCAAGCGCAGATCTCTAAAAATCTGAGGTGGCAAGAAGAGCACGACCAACGCGTGGTCGGTTTGAACGCCTCACAAAACGAGCGCCTCAAAGCACTTGAGCGCGAAACTTACATTAAGGACTAATCATGGCAAGTTGGAAAAGTACAGCACTTGGAATCATCGGAGGCATTGGAATCTTGGCTACTCAATTAACGGCACTACTGGACTCTGATCCAGCAACGGTATTCGACATCTCCGTCGCGATCGGTGCCCTTGGAGTATTCGGCCTCGGTGTTGTGGCGCGAGACAATGGCGTTTCTTCGGAAGACGTTGGCGCTAAGTAATGGGTTGGATCGTTGAGGTTTTAGCAGGTCTTGGCGCTTTCCTTCGTGAGTTACTGCCAGCACTCAGAGAAAGACGAGGCGTAGACTATGCAGGTGACCAGAAAACTTTTGATGTGCTCAATGATGACATTGATGCTGCTATCGAGCGGCTGCGGGTTGATTCAGATGTTCGATCCGACGACGATAGTGAAAGCACCGGATAGTCCGATGCTTGTGATTCAAGTAGGATGGACAAAGGCCAAAGTCGCCGTGTTTGATCCCAAAACGAATGCACTCACTACATACGGGTGGATTGAACTGGAGTCGATCAAAGGCCTTACATTGCACAAGTACGATTGGAACAAGCGCTAGAGGGCTCCTCTTGTGCGAATCGGTTTTTCGATTTCGGAAAATGCTGTAGCGGTTCGCACTAGACCGGGAAAGCGAGGTGTGAAATCTGAGTCAAGTCTAACTACCGTAGACTATGCACACCTAGCCGATCTGGCTTGAGCCCCCAGATCGGTTATTTCTTTTGACGGTTGCGCTCCGATTGAAAATGATCGTGTAAGCTACAAAAAGATGAGTCAACTCCTCTTCCCCTGACTCTACACTTGCGCCCGAACCCTTGCCCCAGGGTTCGGGTTCTTTACTCTCAGGAGACAGATGCACCAAGAACCATTCAAGGTGAAAACCACACCTTACTCTCACCAAGTCGACAGCTACTACCGGGTGAAGTCACTACTGAAACAACGTGGTGGAATGGCGATACTCTCTGAGCAGGGCACAGGGAAGAGTAAAGTCTTAATCGACTACTTAGATTCACTGGCAGACGAAACAGGATACCTAGGGATGCATCTTATCGTTGCCCCTAACGTAGTAGTCGAAAACTGGCGCGACGAAATCGCGATTCACTCTAGGTACTACGGCGAGCACGTTCATATACTTAGGCAAGTTCGCAAGAAGAGAATAGAGCTAGCAACTAGCGGCAAGCCTGGCATTTACGTTATCAACTACGAAGGTATCAGGACGCTTAAGTATAAAGGTGGCGGCAAAAAGGTCATCGCAAATCACCACTTAGCTAAGCAGCCATGGGACACAGTGGCCTGTGACGAGATCACTCGAATAAATAGTAGATCGTCGCAACAGAGTCGCGGTATGCACGACTTCACAAAATGGTGCCCTAAGGCCAAACGCATAGGTATGACAGGGACGCCGATCACAGACGAGCCTATGAATATCTTCTCAATATTCAGGTTTATTGACCCAACTGTATTCGGCACAGACTACTACGCGTTCGAGCACAGGTACGCCGAAACGCAAAAGGAGATTATCTATATCGGCGGCAAGCCTCGCGAAGTGAAAAACATTTGCGGGTACAAGAACGAGGACGAGCTTTCAAAGAAGATGTACGAAAGCTCAGTTCGTTGGATGAAAAAAGACTGCCTAGACCTACCTGAGCGCACATGGCAGACGCGGCTCATCCCATGGGATAAAGACCAGAAGCGTATTTACGAGGACATGCAAAAAGACATGTTATCCGAGATAGGTAACGATCAGTGGATCAGTAGCGCGAATGCCATAGCTAACTTAATCAAGTTACGACAGATCACCCAAGGTTGGGTTTACACAGACCGCGAAGGCTCGTACAAGATGGTCTGCAAGAATCCGCCGAAGCTGAAAGCCCTCAAGGAAGCAATAGAGGACTCAGCGGGACAGGTGCTAGTCTTCTTCACGTTCAAAGCGGACTTGAAGATCATAAAAGAGTTCTTCGACAAAAATAAAATCACCTACGCTGTCATCGCTGGCGAGGTCTCTATGGAGGGTCGCAGCGATGCAGCGAAGCAGATACAAAACGGCTCAGTTCGCGTTGGCCTATGTCAAACGAAAGTCACTCAGTTCGGCTTAACTTTGACGGCGGCAAGCACGGCGATTTACTACTCTAACGGCTTTGGCATGGAAGAGCGGTTGCAGTCGCAGGATAGAATTCACAGGATCGGACAGAAGTGCAAGGTCACCTACATCGACTTGTGCATGGAAGATTCGATCGACGTGTCTATCTGTAAGATGCACCGAAAGAAGGTCAAGATAGCCGAACGAATTACTATGACCCAGTTTAGACAACTGGCGAAGGGGTTTGCATGAAAACATACAATAAGGGCGATCGCGTTGCTGGTAAGTGCGACGGCCAGACCTATGTGGGCACAGTGATGGCCTTCAAGAACGAGGACGGCCTTCCGACTTACGCTATCGAAACAGACAGCGGCGAGATGTTGGTGCTCGTAGTCACTAAGGAGAACTGCACTATTCGCAAGAGCCGCAAAAAAAAACTAACACAGGAAGAGCAAGATTTAGCCTCGGCAACTCACGTCGAAGATGAGATCTTGGTCGACGTGTTACTTCGCTACGATGCGGCGTTGTTGGAAGCGGCGGAGTTGAAGAAGCAGCACGCAGCGAAGATCGAAGAGTCTAAGGAAATCCTTTGGAAAGCAAAGGAGATCATGGACGAGCAGAAATTGAAGAACTGCAAATACACAAAAGAAGATGGCTCCGATCGCCTTTGTTACCGTATGGTGAAAAAGAGCCCGACAGTAGCGGAAAAAGATCAATTCGAAGCATGGTGCGAAGGTGCGGGTGTTGACCGTGCTCAGTTCACAATGCCTAGCCCTGGAAAATTCAAGGCTTGGTATAACGAGCGCGAGAAAACGGAAATGGGCTTGCCACTTGGTGTAGAAGTTTTTGAAGAGGAAAAGTTAAGCTTTCGAAACGCTTAACATGAAAGGTAATTAAAATGTCAAACGAGCTAATGATTAAACGCTCAGCAGAACTTGCGGCGCTTGATCCTGAACTAGCAGCAATGATGGAAAGCCAAGCGTCAGAGTACCTTGGCAACATGCCAACTGACGAGGTGAAGATCCCTCGCATCGTTCTCATGCAAGGGTTGAGTGGGTTTGTCGGTGACGGCATCGCCCGCGTTGGGCAGTTCGCTCACTCCGTGTCAGCGCACATCTACCTTGAGAACCCATCGGATTCACTCACGATTATTCCGCTCTACTACTGGCGGTCGCGAGTGTGGTCGCGCCCGATCAACGAGGAGGGTGGCGCTTTTTGCAGAAGTGACAACGCTCTAACCTCTATCGGGCCTGAATTCGTTGGCCGAGACTGTAGCGGGTGCCCTATGAAGGAATGGTCTGAAGGCGAAGAGCAAAAAGACCGTGCTCCGAAGTGCAGTATTAATCACAACTGGGCAGTCATGCTACCAGATGAAGAGAACGAGGAGCACAAGGTCGCAGTGTTGCAGATGTCAAAAACATCCTACACGGCTGGCAAGGAGTTCAACAACAGGCTCCGACCCATGAAGGGTGCTCCATTCTTTCACCAGTTCCAAATGGGTTCTAAGCAGGACGAGAGTGGTCCATTCAAGTATTGGGTTCCTGAGTTCCGCAAGTTCTCTGACACGAACAAGTACGACAAGGACACGATCTCACGCGACGATTGGCAAACGGTTCTGCCAGAAGCGAAGAAGTACGCCGAGCACTTCAAATTGTTGTTTGAGTCCAGCTTGAAAGATCCGACGTTTGACGAGAGTTCAGCCAACGCTCCAGACGCGCCGGAGTTCGGTTGGAACAGCGGGGACGACCCCTTGGGTGAGCCCAAGAAGGCCAAAGAGGTTGTTGTTCAAGCGAAGGCGAAAGCCGTTGAGAAACATGTTCCTGAAAAAGCTGTAGCCATTGAGGCTCCGAAAAAAGATGTGCTACCTAGCGATGAAGACTTTGACTTCGACGACATGTAAAGGGCTGCGAAATGGCTGGGGATTTTCATTCTCTCTACCACGACGTAGTCAGGAAGTCTAAGAAGGCTGGCGGCGATTGGTGGAACGGGTTCTGCCCGTTCCACGAGGGTCCAAATTCTAAGTCTCCTAGCTTCGGGTGGAACGAGAGCACAGGCGGTTTCAACTGCCAGGGGTGTAATCGAACAGGCTCAGCGGTTGAGTTCTATGGACTAATAAACATCTCGACCTACTCAGGGACCGATCAAGATAAAAAAGATGCATTCAAAGAGTTAGTGAAATTAATCCCGGCTATCGGTACGCCAGGGTTCAAAGCGAATCAGAAAAGGGATTCTGGGAATGCTGTAGCGAAATCCAGTCTCCCAACTAAAGAAGAAATCGAGAAGTGGCATAGCGATCTACTCGCCAGCCCAGAGAAGTTAGACGTTCTCCTAAACAAACGTCACTGGTCACTCGAAGAGATAAAGAAGCGGCAAGTCGGCATTGCCAGCTTCAAAGAGAAGGACGGGGAAGCGTTCGTAGATCGCGAACGGTACTCGATCCCTATCTACTACGGCAGACGTCTCAAGAATGTGCGGAAGTACATCCCGGGCGCGAAGAAGCCGATAGTGAAAATTAAAGGTATTTTTGGACGCAATGAAAATCAGTGCTTCCCGGTAGAGGCGTTCGATTCAAAAACCGTTTTTTTGGTCGAAGGTGAACCGGATTGTTTAGCTGCTCGCTCGTGCGGTCTAAACGCCATGACCTTTACCGGGGGCGCTGGTAAAATACCTGTAGATTCAGAGTCGCTCTTTAAGGATCACAAGGTGGTCATTATTTACGACTACGACTACGGGATTGACGCTAACGGAGCTGTCAAAACCAAAGGTCAAGTCGGAGCGATCCAGGTCGCTGAGAAATTAAAGGGACATGCCGAGAGCGTTCGGATCATGGACATCGGCCCGCTAGTCGACGTCACTCTGCACGAGAAAGATATCACCGACGTCATCGCTAAAATCGGTGGCATAGGCCTCAAGCGATGGATTAAAAAAGAGCTTCCCAACGTACCAGTGTTCCAGGCGAAAGCTTCGGACACTAGCGACGCCAGGGAGGTGTCTTTCTCCAGCGCGACATCTGCGGAAAATGTCAGCGCGTCGCATAAGATATCATTCTCAGCCATCGTTATGGGTGCAGCTCAACAGCCATACGATGCGATCTCTAAGTTGTCGGCGACGTGCGAGCAGGCTGGATCAAAGGACAAGTGCGCTTACTGCCCACTAGCTCTAGGTAAGGCGGTCGCTGATCTAGACTTGCTTAGCGATGACATGCTCGCCCAGATTCGAACAACCAAAGGGATTAAGAATAAAACCCTACAGCGCGGCGCAGGGTTCGGTTGCGAGGCTTGGCGTATCGACCCACAGGCGACAGAGCGAACGTCGATTCACGAGGTTATCATCGGCCCGGAAATAGACAGGTCAATCGTAGATGACGACGCGCTAGGTGACGGCGAAATGGGGATCAATCAGAGGACTGTATTCGTGCACATCAACGGGCAAGGTCCACTCCAACTAAATAACTCATACAGATTCGAAGGTGTGTCTGTACCGCAGCCATGGAATCAGGCTGTGACACACATCTTTGACGTGGCGAAGAAGGTCGATAGCGACGTCGAGACTTTTGATCTTTCAGAAGAAGAGCAAGAATCACTAAGGCATTGGGTCGAGGCCATTGGTGGTGTGAACGCAGAACCAACAACAGAGAGGCTTGAATACTAATGAATCCAGTCGTCGAACAGTTAGATAAGATCTATGAGGATCTAGAGTCTAACGTAATCGGGATCAAGAACAGGCGTGAGTTGATGTTCGCGGTAGACATCTGCTACCACTCAGTCTTACGCTTCCCATTCCAGGGGAGAGTACTAGAAAAGGGGATTTGTGAAGCGCTCGTCGTCGGAGACACCAGGACCGGAAAGTCGCACACTGTCAGAGCGCTACTTAAACACTACGGACTCGGAGATTTCATCCACGGGGAAAGCTGTACGCTCGCCGGTCTGCTTGGAGGGATTGATGAAGGAGCAAATGGCAATCGATTTGTACGATGCGGAAGATTGCCTATGTCACATCGAGGTCTTGTCGTCATTGATGAAGCTAATGAACTCGACCCTGAGACAGTCGGAAAAATGTCAGGAATTAGATCTTCGGGGGTTGTTGACATCGTTAAAATCATCAATCAAAAAATTCCATGCAGAACTCGGCTCATATGGATCGCAAACCCCAGGGCAATGAAATCTATGGCGCAGTTCAGTTACGGCGTGGAGTCGATCGTCGACGTGATTGGAAAGCCAGAGGATATCGCTCGCTTTGACATAGCTGTGACAGTAGCGCATGGAGATGTCGATCGAAACGCGCTCTACAAGACAAGCGTGAAGTCTAGCGTCCCACACCTCGCGACGTCGCAGCGCTGCAACGCCCTAATCAAATGGGTGTGGTCTAGGCGTCCGTCCCAGGTTGTTTTGTCAGACGGTGTCGAACGTCGGATTCTAGACGTCTGCAAGGAACTGTCGGAGATCTACTCCGAAACGATCCCATTGGTCGTCGAGACTGAACAGCGCAACAAGGTCGCGAAGATGGCGGTAGCGGTGGCAGCCAGAACTATGAGCCACTCGAACTGGGAGAAAATAGTAGTCACCCCGGACCATGTAGACGCAGCGATCTACTACCTGCGGCGATGCTACGACGCTACGAGCATGGACTACCGGAACTACACAGTGTTTAAGAAGTCGCAGCGGATCGACGAAAAGAAAATGGATAACGTACTGCACGCGATCGGTCGAAATGGTGCGCTCTTAGTGCTGAACAATGGTCCGTCAAAAGAGATGTTGCGCAACGTGTTCGGAGATAACGATGCAGTGGTGAAGGCTTGCTGGCAAGAATTGGTTTCCTGCAATGCTCTAGAGTATGACAGAATCCGCAGGATGTGGAATCTTACGGGGGCTGGTGTTCAAGCTCTCAAACAATCGCAGTCGCTAGGTAGCGGCATCGCAGAGTTGCCCGATCCATTGAGGATGGTTGCTCTCTCGCCCTACGAAGAGATGAATGTCTGGAACTGATGAAAAAGGAACACGCGCTAAGGATACTTGATTGGTGTAGTATCAAAAGGAACACCCCGTTTTACGCGCTAGGTGAGTACGCACAATCTGAGGTCTTGGCTTGGGCTATCTCGTGTAATTACCATGTTAAAAAAGACAGCCCTTACGGTAGGGATCAGGCTTTTTTCAATAAGCTAAAGAAGGTAGCATTTCACTAAAAACAACGCTCGGATCTCAGTCGGTCGTCTAAAATGAACTTAGAAAGAGGGACATCATGAAAATCGAAGACCTGGTAGGCAAACGTAAACAGCTTCGCGAGGACTCACCCTTGAAGGGTTGCGGCTATGCGTCAATGGAGTTCTGCACTGACGAATTTAAGATCATTAAGTTGGCAGACGAGAAGCACCTCGTTGGACTACTTGGTAAGGTTGCGCCAGACCTAGTCCCAGTACTCGAAACGATCGAGGGCATAGGACCAAAGCGTTCTTATGTGGCGTGGGTTTCCGCGACAATGCGGGCGCTCACGCTACGTGGCGTTGAACTCGATTGGTTCTTAGAGTACACGCTCGCAGGTAAGGACGATCTTGGTGGCATGAAGGTTGATGGTGACGATCCAGACGCTGCGGCAGAACGCAAACGTCAAAAAGCGATCGCTCCGATCATCATGGTGATGACTAAGAAGAACGTCCCCGTCGAGCAAGTGGTTAAGATGCTCGTCGTCGGCCTTGGTGAGAAGAAGGACAAGGACGAGTGGAAGGATGAAAAAGTCGTTACTGCAAAAGTTGTAGGTTTTATCGCTTCATGCGACGAAGGTCGGAGTGATTGGACTGTCGTCCGTGACGGAAGCAAAGTGACCCTGGTTGAGAAAACACAGTTCGGGGGATTAGATGAGTAATCTATCAGACGCCATCGATAGTTTGCGCGAGGCGATCCAAATACTAGGTGACACCTGCAATCCAGACCTCCGCCTGCGAGTCACGAACCTCTGCGAAGCTTCCAAGATCCAGCTGGAGAAATCTGGTGTCGAGCACCAGCGCAGTACCGGGAGCGGTGGCGGCACTTCGAGCGGACCGAAGAAGAAGGCGGTATCCGAAGAGGAGATCGAACTCACAAATAAGATGTTAGATAAGCTGTCCAGTATGGACATCCAGGCTAGCGAGTTCATAGACTCGTTGGCTACCGGGTTTGATAAGTACGGATCGTTGACGATTGGCCAATACAACGCCTTGAAAAAGGTGTACGCTAAGGAAGTCGGGTAGGCAACCCCCGACAAGGTTGATCCGAACACCCGTCCGGCGTTTGATGCGCGTCGGGCGGTTTAGACAATCTTTGGCATGATTGACCCTTCGGCCCACTCTTCGTTAGCGCGTTGAGTGGGTTTTTTATTTATTGAAGTCAGCCGCGTCGTCCGCTTCAAACTCCTCATTGTCCTTGTCGTCGTCCCCACCCTCATCGTCCTCGGCCATGATCTTGTCCATGAGCACTTTCGCGTCTGGGATGTCGACCTCTGGCGCGTCAGCCGGATCAGTGTAGGCCTCCTTGAAGAACCCACTGAGATTGATATCGATCACGTCGACGTCTTCAGCCTCGTCGATGACCATTAGGCCGCTCAACGTCGCCTCATATTTGTCCCAGTCGAGTATCTGTCGGATCAGAGGTGAGACCTCACCCAGAACACTCTCGTATTTAACCTCGGTGGTCGTGCTCTCCAACCCGTCGTTGCGTTTGTACTTGCTAATCTTGAGACGCTTGACACCTTTCCCTCCACTGTCCGCGTCCTCCTGCATCGCCTTCTGTACTAACCCCAAGAGGATCTGCTTCGCATTGTTCGCGGCGTCGGTGTGTTTGCGAAGTCCGTCAGCACGGCTCAGCTTCGGGGCCATGTATTTCCCGTACAGGTCCATTCCGTGACGAACCTGCCTGGGCGAGATGTTCTTTCTGTTTGGGTACTTCTCGTTGTACTCGTTAGCGATCTGCTCGATCGTCTTCGAACCAACGGTGCTCTCCTGCCACCAACCACGATAAATAGCTCTGCGCTCCGGCGTGATCGACACACTTGCGGTCTTGCTGGTGGCAGACTTCAGGAGTGATCTCGGTTTAGGTGGCTTCGGTGGCTTACCTGTCATTTCTTAGCGTTCGCTTTCTCCTTGAGCTGAACCAAAGCCTTCGCCATAAACGCACGCTTAGCGAGGTCTTTGTCGCCAGTCTTCCGAGCTTCAGCCAACATCGAATCGATCTTCTTTGAAACGTCCATTACACAGTCCCGTCGTAGACACGCCACTTGCCGTTGATCGCATCTTCTCCAACGATGGAGTAGAGCTTTGCGAATCGGGCGAGATGTTCGCCAGTAATCCTAACATCCTTGAGCAAACCGTCGTCGTCCATGACTAAGATCTGCACCTGACCGACCCCGTGGATGTGGTAGATCATACCAGCCGCGTCGCCGTCGTGCTCTTGGCACCTGGGGTGCACGCCTCGGTAGCCTCTTATCTGCTGAATTGAGTTGTCCATTATTTCCTCGCGTCTAAGTACTCAGCGCAGATCATCGCGATCGCCGTAGCGACCGTTGATCCACCAGCGTTATTAACCTGCATCCACTCCGTCGCAGCTGCCTGGACGGTTTCGTAGTGGTCTTCTTGAATGGCGACCTTGTAGAATTGTATTGGTGCGTCAGGAATCCTCGGCGGCTCAGCGGCGCGGCGTCGCTCAGTCTCACCACGCTCAATCTCGTCGTCGTCCACACCACCCATGGCGTCAAAGCTACTGGCGTCCGGTTCAACCTCTATCGCCACAGGATTCTCTCTCGCTGGGGTAGGTGAAGCCAAGTTGTCGCTCAGGTCAAAAGCCTCCTGAATGAAACTTGCGCTCTCGTACTCATCAAAACCGGTGACGTCAAGGTTAAACGAGTCGTCGTTCAAGGCGCACATGAGATCGCTCAGGACGTCGTCGTCCCATTCGGCTAGTTCACCACACCGATTGTCTGCGATGCCGCGAGCGGTGGCTGAGGTGTCGTCCTCGTCCACGATAACAGCAGCGATTTGATCCCAACCAAGCAGCTTCGCGGCTTCGCAGGTTCCGTTCCCAGCTCGGATAACCATTCCGTCACGCTGAACAACGATCGGTCGGTGCTGGCCGAACTCTTCGAGCGAGAGTTTTATCGCAGCGATGTTTTTGGTGCTGTGTTTGCGGGCGTTGGTCGGGTCGTAAGTTAATTCTGAGATGTTAATCAACAGAGGCTTAAGGCCCTCTACTACGTTAGACGTCATTAGTCTTTGGACCTTCCGTTATCAATGAAACAGCCCGCTCGTCTCCACGGACAAATAGGGCGTTAGGGCAAAATAGCCCAGCGTCAAGCTCTCGGAGATACACGACCTCGCAGCCATCACCAGCGACGTAAATAGCATGGTCAACAAGCTCTAGATTTAACCTATTCGCCACGAAGGCCGCCACCATGGTCATGTCTTTGTCCTCTTTGCTGAACTCCGCGACTCCGCTTGGGTGGTTGTGGAAGAGCGCGAACTTAGTCCACTCGTCAAACTCCAGCAGTCGCCTAAGATCAACGCTGACACACTTGGGTCCTTTCCTAACAGAGATGTCTATCACCTTCCCGCCACCCACCGCTAGACATTTCTCTATCTGTGCTTCGTTTGCCGCTTCAAGGGTTCTAAATACAGTGGGCAACAGGGGTCCGACACCGCTAAAGAAGTTACTTCCCTTCCCTCGGTTGCCAAACGCAGCAATAGCCGGATATCTTTCCTCGTTCTCGCACATACTGAAATCCCTCCTGATTGAGTTATCTGTTGAGACCTAAATCGCTGCAACTTCGACAGCGTACCGATCTTTGTCTTAAGCTCTATGCCTACGAAAAAACCCCCAGGTAGACAGCACAAAATGTCAGGTGTGCCGGACTCTACAGGGGGGCAGGTTTTAACCGCGTAACAGCCGTTAGAACGCAAGTGGTTGAGCGTCCAACTCGCGAATCCGCTTTCCTTCATTCGTCGACAACCTATACAGCGCAGGGTCGCAGCGTCGTTGCACTTCTATTTCGCCGCGTAGTTCTGTCTCTAGGTTAGAGACCTTTATTTCTTCGCGGCCATGCGGGCGAGTTTGAGCGGTTACTTTCTTACCCTCTGATCGTAGACCTTGCGCCAAGACACGAGCAGTCTCAATAGCTTGCACTCTATCGGGGGCTCTGTAAACAGAATAGTCTCCGTCGATATCGATCTCACTTGTCCCGTCTTCAGCTTCGCAGGCAGGCCAGATCTCAATGCGCCAATCGTAAGACGTGTTCTCTTCTGAAGATTCGTTGCGGTCGACGTTCGGGAATACTTGGATGAAGATATCGTTTAACATTGTGTCCAACTTTCATTTGCTAAAATTAATGGTCATTTTGAAAAGGGCATCGCAGATCATATCCCCTCACAGGGTGACTTTTGATCTCAAAACCAAAAAATGGTTTTCAAAAATGCTCTAGAGCCAGGGATGATGTAAAAAAAAAGGGGGTATGGCGCACCTCCGGGCGCTTCGCGCGGCTGTCCAGGATTTGGACATACGTAGTTTTACGTACGTAGTTTTACGTACGTAGAAATACCTACGTAGTTCTACGTAGTACGAAAAGTGTACGCCTCAAAATGAGGCGGCCAGATTTTGACCGCGTCAAAACGAGGCGGGCGTTTTTTGACCGCGTCAAAATAAGGCGGGCGTTTTTTGACCGTCCACTTTCTGGCCATGCAAAAATTGCATGGTTAAAAAATAGCCGATTCTCATAATTGGGATTTTTTTACGTCGGCAAATTGTCAATGAACAAGTTTTTTTTGAGATTGTCAAAATCAATTGACATCTCAACCGCCGCCGCCGCTTAATCGACTACTCAATTAAGTCACAACCGCGCGCCGCCGCTATACTTGCGACATCTGGAGAGTACCATAATCGGTATACGCACGCAAGCGCTTAAGCAAAAAAAAACGCCCGCCCTTGCAAGGCGGGCGCGTCGCGGGCGGCAAGCCGCCTATTCGCCCGCCTTGCCGCCATCATCGGTATCAACAGCGGCGGCGGGCGTGACCGCCTTGCCGCGCCGCTTGCCGCCTTGCAGCACATCGGCGGCAAGCCGGATGACGATGTCGCATCCGTCGGCGCGAACCTCGACCGCGCCGTCGCGTTTCATAGTCCGCATCATCTCGGCGTTTAGTTCAATTTCTGCACGTCGCATCTAATTCATCCTATCGCAAGAGAAGCCGCCCGCGTCGCGCCCCTGAATAGGGCAAAAACGCCGCATCGCGGCGTCGCTATGGTATCCATCGAATATCGGGCGGCAAGGCGGCGGCGCGGTTGAGGCGGCTTCTTTTTTGTTTGTTAAAACACAAACAAACAAACACGCCCGATGCTGTTGACGCGTGCAGTTCATTTTTTGGCGGCGTCGCGGCGGCGCGGCTTGTTTGTCAATATGTAAACAAACATCGCGATGAAAGTATCGACCATCGACTCGGGCCTAGGCCGATCGGCCTAAGATGACAAAAAGCCGCGCCGCTCAATTAAGGGCGGCGCGGCTCTGATTTTGTTTGTTTGTCGATTAAGTTTTCGGCCGCCCTCGCAATGCCGCGAACAACGCCGACATCTCAATATCGCCGATGGCCTCGGCGTTGTCTATTTGCAAGCCGCCGCTGTTTTCGGCGATGGATCGCAAGCCGGGAGCATCGGCATCTGGTGATATGGCGAATATGAAAAGCCGGGTCCCTATCTTTTCAAACGCCGCCGATGCGCGCTCAACCGCGACATCATCTATCTCATGATCCCAACCATCGGCCGCATCGCCGTTATATCTCAATCGATCGTCACCATCGGTTATGAGGACGATATCAGCATCGTCGGCGATGCCGTTAACGGCCGCCGATAGTGCTGGTTTGAATTTAGTTCCGCCGCGCGCGCGCGTTGACAATATATCGTCGATCGCGCCAACGCTAGCGATGCCGCCTTTGATGTCGACGATGTGATGTTCCATTACGGTGTTATTGTAGGGGATTAATTTAAAGTCGCGCCCGCCGTCGCGGCATATTCGCAACAATGCAAGCGCAAATGCCGATGCGAAGTCATCGCGCGTCGCGCCATCCATCGCGGGTTCTAACATCGACGATGACTTGTCAATTAAGACCACCATCGGGCCTGCGCCTTGATGCTTGTTCTCTGCTATCTTAAATTGCATCAAGGATCGATCTAAGAATTTACGATCGAACATCGAATCGGGCATCGCGAATTGAGATGCCAGGACGCGCGACGGCGTCGCGCCTAGTTCAACGCCGACAATCTGCGACGCGGTAAGCGTTGCGCATCGTTTCTTACCCATCGCATCGACAATCTTAAAGCGTCCGATTAGATCGGCGATGGTTTTGAATTGCCCATCGCGCATCATGTTCGCAAGCTGCAACCGCGCCGCGATAGATGCGCCATCGGTCGTATCGTCATCGCTATCGCCCGCGAAGCCGCCGCCCATCGTTTGTTCGATGAAGTCGTTTAACGTGTCTGATGCATCCGTCGCGGCGTCGGCGGCGCGCGCGGTCGATTGTCGCGCGGTCGACTCTTTCATCTCATCGTCGGCGGCGTCGACCGCCATCATCGCATCTGTTAGCGCATCCGTCGCCAACACGGATTCTACAGCATCACCCATAGTAGATTCTCGCATTGCCTCAAAGGCGGGCGTTGCCATAACAGATGCAAGCGCATCGCTATGCTCAAGGGTCGCATCGATGTTTTCGTCGATGTCGTTTTTGTACAGCGCAAAAAACGCATCGCGCGTCGCGTCGACGCCCGCCTTGTTTGTCGCTACTGTTAGCGCGGTTGACATCGTCTTGAATCCATCATAAAGGTCGCGCGCGGTATCTGTGATGTTAAGCGCACTAGCGCCGCCGTATGAATCAGAGCCAAAGTGACCCATCATTGTTTCCTATTCTTAATTGAGTAGTCGATTGAGCGGCGGCAAGGGAGCCGCCGCCCGCGATGTTTGCTTTAGCTTGCTATGCTGATGCCGCCCGTCAACGACGCGGCTAAGCGCCGCTTGAGCGGCTTAATCGAGGCGACCAAGTCGCCAACATCGCCCGCGATGCCGCCGCTGATATTAAACTCGGGACCCTTGACCATCATCTCGATGTCGCGCGCCCGCGCCAACAATTCGCCCGCCTTCCCAGAGTCGCCCCCATCGGCCGCCTTGAACAATCCAAAATCCTCAATCAAAGCATCACACATCGAGCGCAAGCGCTCAATTTGAGGGATACAGAAGGCGTTGACGATGCGCTTGATCCCTCGCAATTGTTGCGGCGTCTCCCAGATAGCATCCGCGATAATGGCAAGGTCGATAGGTTCAACGATTGTTCCCCCTCTTAGCCAGCAGTGCGCTTTTGCAAGCGCGCATCCGCGCGACCCGACAAGTTTATTCAAGCGGCGGATGTCACAGTTAAAACCCTTATCAATCAAAGCCGCGCGCATCTCGAATAGTGTTTGTTTCGCATCATCTGACACGTCGAACGCCGATGCGGCGTCGCGGGCGTCGGCGAAATCGGCAAGCGACAGCGCGCCGGGTTTGATGCGTCGCGGCGCGTTAAACAGGATGCCCTTGATGGCGGCCTCGTCTCGAAGCGGCTTCACTTCATAACGCAAGCTGAAACGCGAGAACATCGCCGCCAGATCATCTTCTTGAGCTAGTTCATTTGACGCGCCGATTAGGGTCTTTAGTGGAACATCGACCATCGACGCGCCGTTGGTGAATTCGCGTTGTGACATCATCCTCAAAAAACCGTTCAACGTCACAGACCCGCCTTTGAATACTTCATCGAGGAAAACGACATCCGCATCGATGGATGTGTTTTCGGTGAAGCGCTTGCAATTGCCTTTTTTGTACGCGTCGATGTCGATCGGCCCGAATACTTCATCCGGTGTAGTCGACCGCATCATTAGAAAGTCAAACAATTTTGCGTCACCTATCATAGCCATCAATGTTTGCACAATTTCAGTTTTTGCGGTTCCTGGTTCACCGATAACGAATAGATGCGACTCGGCGATGATGCTGATTATCAACCCACGGATAAAAGCGTTTCGTTCCGGGTAAATGCTATTTAAAGCGGCTTCAATTTTTAGCAGTTTGGCGTTATTCGACATTTTGATTACTCTTTTCTTTTTGCTTCAATTAGTTGACGCCGCGCGACGCCGCGCGGCTTGTTTGTTTCAATCTTAGCGCGGCCGAGACCTATTCGAACAGGTCGCTAAAATCGATGTCATCATCGGCGATATCATCAACCGCTACTGGTTCAACCGCTACTGGTTCAACCGCTACTGGTTCAACCGCTACTGGTTCAACCGCTACTGG